GGAATTTTCAATTTTTGGAGAAACAAAAATTGCTACACCTGACGGGTTTGTAACAATTAAAGAACTTGCAGATAAAGGTAGAGACCATGAATTTATCACATATGCTTACGACCATAACACTAAAAAAGTTGTTCCAGCAATAGCAAGAAATGCACATTACACAAGAGATGAAATGACCTATAAAATAATTTTTGATGATAATTCACATATTATTGCAACGTATGGGCATAGGTTCTTAAAAAGAGATGGTGTTTTTTGTGAAGTGGAAAATTTAAAACCAGGAGACTCAATGATGCCATTCTATAGAAAATCATTTTATAATAATGAAAAATATAATTGGATATATACCTGTAATTCAAAAGAAGGGCATCATGGTTGGATATCTGAACATAATTTAATTTCAGAATGGTTTTATAAAACAAAGATTAATAAAGATGAAGAAGTTCATCATATTGATTTTAACGGAAAAAATAATTTACCTAATAATTTGAAAATAATGAAACGCTCAGAACATAGAGCATATCATGTAAGATTGAATAATGAAAAACTTTGGGCAAATCCTGATTATAGAAAAAAAATGTCTGAAGTTGGGAAAAGAAAAGGTAAAATGAAATGGGAAGGAAAAAGAAAAGGTAAAAATAACCCAGCTTATATTGATTTGGATTTTAAAAAACTTGTTGACGCAGCAAGATTATGTAGAACTCAAGAAAGTACTGCCAAATATTTAGGATTTTCGGTAGCAAAATTACAAGATGAATTAAAATTAAATGGATTTAAAAATTGGTTATTTTTTTTAGAAGTGTATGGAATAAAAAGATTCATTCCACAATCAGAAGATAGGGATTCAATGAACTTTAAAGTGATACCTTGGGATTTGATAATACAATCAGCTAAAATTAATAAAACATTACAATCAACATCAGATTATTTAGGTGTGAAAACTACTAAATTAATATCAACATTAAGAAGTGGTGGTTACAAAACTTGGGGTACTTTTATGGAAGCTTATGGTATGAAAAAATCAAAAGCTGGTAGGAAAAAAAATAGTGACGAAGTTATTGTAAATCATAAAATCGTTTCAATTGAACCATATGGAGTAGTACCTGTATATGATTTAACTGTTCCTGGTTATAAAAATTTTGCAACAGATACTATTTTTTCTCATAATACTCCAGAAATATCGGCAGCCTTAGATATATATGCTGAAGAATCTACAACACTTTCTGAAAAAGGTGAAATTTTAACTATTTTTTCAGAATCAACTAGAGTTAAGACAATTTTAGAAGACCTTTTTTTAAATAGATTAGATTTAAACACAAATTTACAAATGTGGACCAGAGGTGTTTGTAAGTATGGTGATAATTTTGTTTACTTAAAAATAGATCCTGAAAAAGGTATTATTGGTTGTCAACAATTACCAAATATTGAAATACAAAGAATTGAAGGGAGAGAATCTAAATCACCGAATCAAAGAACTAATAATATACCAACAAGGGAACTAAGATTTCAATGGACTAATAAAGAGTTAGAATTCCAAGCATGGGAAATGGCACATTTTAGATTGTTGGGTGATGATAGGAAACTTCCATATGGAACCAGTATGTTAGATAAGATTAGAAGAATTTGGAAACAATTACTTCTAGCTGAAGACGCGATGTTAATTTATAGAACATGTTTAGTGGGTGACACAAGAGTAAGGACCATCGATGGTTACAAATACATAAAAGATATTCAAGAAGGTGACACTATTTTAACCTTTGATAAAAGTCAAAACCTTATCCCTAATAAAGTCACCTACGTTAAAGATAATGGAATTAAAAAAGTTTTAAAATTAAAATCTTTACATAATGAAATTATTTGTACAGAAACCCACCCAATTTTAGTTCAGGATGAGAATGTGTTAAAGTATGTTGATGCGAAAGATTTAATGATTAAAAAACATAAATTAATTAACACTAATGTAAATAATCTACCCGTAATACCAAAAAAAATCAATCGTAATGGTGAGGTTCTTTATTCTTATTTAACAAAAGAAGGGGTGGATAAATTTAGGTCTAAAGAATTTAACGATTCCATTTCCGAAAAAATGAGAAAATGTGGGGACATAAAAAGGATTAGACAATTTTTGTATGGTGGTAAAGGGATTAAAGGGTTACCTCATTTAACTGCATTGATGGTTTGTGAAGAGTTTAATATTCAACCAACACATTTAGTAACATATACTAAAGGTGAAATTAAACCAAACACACTGAACTTACCTGATTATGTTGATACTGATTTTGCTAAACTTTTTGGTTTCATGATAGGAGATGGTTTTATTTCAAGTGATGTTGTAGGTTTTGCCGAAGGAAGTGATGAAGAAGTTAATGAAAAATATTATCAATTGTTTAAAAAATACGAATCTAGAATATCACTTAATATCAGTAATAATAGAAAATACACATCATACTCAGTTAGTTCTAAAAGATTAAAAGATATTTTAATTGATTTAGGTTACATAAAAGGAGCACACAATAAAAGAATTCCAAAATGGGTATTTCAACAAGAATACGATATTAAAAAATCATTTATGGAGGGTTTAATGGATGCTGACGGATGTATTCGACACACACCAAAAGGAACAATGTTCACCACAATCTCCCTGTGTAATAAAAAACTTATTGAAGATATTAAAGAGCTTTGGTCAGGAATGGGATTAAATTCAGGTCATATCAAAACACGTTTTCGAGAAGGTGGTCATGAAATCGAATCTGGTCGTAGAATGAAAGAAACTTATTCATATGAGGTTACGATTAGTGAACTAATTACCCCCTTAACTGAAAATATTATTAACATATCAGAATGGGGTGAAGAAAAAGTTTATGATATTAGTGTAGAACATGAGGAACATAATTTTATTGCAAATAATATTCCAGTACACAATACCAGAGCGCCCGAAAGAAGGGTTTTTAAAGTATTTGTTGGTAATATGGATGATAAAGACATTGAATCTTATGTTCAACGTGTTGCTAATAAATTTAAAAGAGACCAAATAGTTGATTCAAGGAATGGACAAATAGATATGAGATATAATCAAATGGCAGTAGACCAAGATTATTTTATTCCTGTTCGTGACGCTACTCAAACTAACCCAATAGAAACATTACCAGGAGCACAAAATTTAGGTGAGATTGCCGATATCGAATACATTCAAAAGAAAATGTTGGCGGCTCTTCGTATTCCTAAAGCATTTTTAGGATTTGAAGAAGTTGTTGGTGATGGTAAACAATTAGCGTTAATGGATATCCGTTTCGCTAGAACAATTAATAGAATACAAAAATCATTAGTTCAGGAGTTAAATAAAATAGCATTAATGCATCTTTATCTTCTTGGAATGGAAGATGAATTAGATAATTTTACTCTTTCTTTGACAAATCCATCAGCACAATCTGATTTATTAAGAATAGAACAATGGAAAGAAAAAATATTACTATATAAAGATGCAACATCAGATAATTCACAATTAGGTATTTTACCTGTTTCACATACTTGGGCTAAGAAAAATATTTTAGGTATGAGTGACAATGAAGTTTTACTTGATTTACAACAACAAAGGTTAGAAAGAGCAATGGGTATTGAATTACAAAACACACAAAATGTAATTAAACGTTCAGGTGTTTTTGATGATGTTGATTCAAAATATGGTATTTCTAAAGAGGAAAGAGATAAGTTAGAAAAATCACAAAATACAGATGCTGGTGGTGAAATGGGTGGTATGGATATGGGAGGTTCTTCAACACCACCATCTACTGAAACTTCAGCACCATTAGCCGAATCAACAAAGAAAAGAAATTTATTAAATATGTTAGGTGAAGGTGATGAATTAAGTGAATTATTTGACGTAAATAAAGCACAAAAGAATATTTATGAAATAGAAAATAAACTAAAAAATATTTTAAATGAAGAATAATATGACAAAATTTGGTGAATTAAAAACAAAAGTACTGGTTAAATTAACCGAAGCTTACAATTCAGGTAATAAGAAAGAATTAAAAGACTTAATAAAAAAATTAAAGTCTAATAAAAATTTGGTTGAAGTATATAAATTTTATGAAGATATGGAAACAACACATATTGCACAAAAAGATAATGCAAGATTATTTGTTGAAACTTTGGAACCTCATTTCATTCAAAAAATGAAAACAATAAATACGGATTGTAAAAAATTAGATAAAATTTTAAAAGATGTAGTTATTGAAAAGAACGAATTGTACGAATGGTTAGATACATTATCTGAAGAACATAATATTAATAACATTAATACTAAATTTGAATCGAAAGAAAAATTTATTAATTTCTTAATGAAAGAAAAAGAAATTAAAAAAGATGGACTTTCAAATGTTCAGATTGAAAATTTTTCATTACTGAACAATGTATTAGTAAGTAACTTTAATATAAAATACGGTGATTTTTTAAATGAAGATCAAAAGAAAAAATTTAAAGATATTATGTCAATGAATGAAGAAACATTAATTAATGAGACAAGTCATTTGAAATTTGAATTAAATAGTAAAATAGAAAATATCTTAAATGAGTCAAATGATAATTCGTTAATAGAAAAACTTAGTAACGTTAAAAAACAAATAAATGAAAAAGAATTATCGAAATATAATTACTTTAAATTATTAGAACTTAAAGAAGGTTTACTTTAAAATATCTTAATACTTTATATGTAAAAACCTTAGACAAAATAGTCTAAGGTTTTTTTTATTGTTATAAATTTTGATTTTTTAAATTTATTATGTATATTTTAAATACACACCATAAAAAATAGACATGAATATTATTTAATGAAAAAAGGAAAATTTATTAACGTAAACACACATAACAATGTTAAGATAGGTTATGGAACAGTAGATTACAAAAACTTAAAAACAATTTATATCAAGTTAAATTCTTGGACACAACCTACTGAAGAGAACTATAATTTTCAAAAAATTATATCAAAAATAAGTAAAGTAATTAAACACCACATTTTTAATTTAAATTGTGTTTATTTTAAACAAGAATCTATTGTTGATTTAGACATTAAAACAAGTAGTATAAAAACAAATAAAAGGTCGTTTATGGATTTAGAAATAACCTTATATGTAGATAAAAAATTTGAATTAAAGTCAAAAGAAATTAAACAATTAATTATTAATTTATCACAATATATTATCGACGATATATTAACCAATGAAATACTTTTTAATTTTCATAATAAAAAGAAATAATTTAATATTTATATATAATAAATTTCTGTGAACTATTTATTAAATATGGAAAAAGAATATACATTTAAAGACGGAAGGAAACTTTTAATTGAATACGATGCGGGTCATGTTTCCCCAAATGATAATAAAAAGATTATATCTGAAATGAAAGATACCAATTTTTTTGAAGATGTGGTATTACATGCTGTTTTACAAAAGTTTGATACACCAAATAAAAATGGTCGTATTTATCCTGAAACATTATTAAAGAGGGAAAACGAAAAATATCAAAACATAATAAGGAAAGGTGGCGCGTTAAGTGAATTGAATCACCCATCCTGCCACTCTGGTGATGTTGATATTTTAACTGAAACTGGTTGGAAAAATATTAAAGAAATTGATGAGTTTGAAAAAATATACACATTAAACGATAACGGTGTCATTGAATTAAAACAAATATATTCAACAGTTAAACACCAATATAAAGGTAAGATGATTAACCTTAAAGGTAGATTTATTGATACTATGGTTACTCCGAACCATAAATTTCCTTTAACTAACCAACGAAATAATAAACGAAAATTTATCACGTCACAAGAAATTCATGAAACATTACAAAAAGGTAATTCATTATCTAATTTTTATATACCTAAAAAAGGTAATATTGATACCAATAATAATGTTGAATATTTTACATTAAAAGGATGTACTGATTCTGATTTTAATATTAGAGATAGTGAAACAATACGTTTAACATATAAACAAGATGTGAAGATACCTATGGATATTTTTATGTCATTTATGGGTATATTTTTATCTGAGGGATATACAAATTCAAGTAAAATAAAAAAACGTAAATGTGTTTTATCTAACGGTGATGTGACATATTATGAATCTTCAGACCACGGTTACGGTATTGGTGTATCACAAAAGAAACAGGAAACAACATTATTAATAGAAGAGTTATGTGATTTATTACCATTTAATATAAATAAATATGTTTCTAAAAATGGTACAACAACATTCAAAATACATGATAGACGATTATGGAGATATTTATTACCATTAGGTAAGGCGAACGAAAAATATATTCCAAGTGATTTAAAAAACTCATCACCAAAATATTTTAACTATTTATTAAATTGGTTTAAATTGGGTGATGGAAGAACCGTTGGTCGAAAATATAAACAATCGGATGTTTTTTCAACATCAAAACAATTAATTTTAGATTTACAAGAATTATTAATTAAAAGTGGTGGTTTTGGGAATATACGTTATGAAAATAGAAAATTTGATAGGTATATTACTGAGGATAATGGTACTCCACGTTTAATTAAAGGTGAAAATAGTCATGATATGTGGTTTTTAACATTATCAAAAACTAAAGGAATATATATGGATAGTCGAATGATTAAAACAACTGAAATTGATTTTGATGATTATGTTTATTCAGTTGATGTCCCAAATCACACATATTATGTGAAAAGTAATGGTAAATGTCATTGGACCGGTAATTCAAGTTTAATAGATTTAGATAGAGTTTCTCATTCGATAACTGAAACATGGTGGGACGGTAAAATTTTAATGGGGAAAATTAAACTGTTTACATCACCAGGGTGGAGAAAAATGGGTATAGTTAGTACTAAGGGAGACCAAGCGGCTATGCTTTTAATGAATGGAGCAACATTAGGTATTTCATCAAGAGGTGTTGGTTCTTTAAAAAATATAAAAGGACAAAATATTGTTCAAGATGATTTTGAATTAGTTTGTTTTGATTTAGTGTCATCACCATCAACACCTGGTGCATATATATTTAAAAATTTGGATGATAGAAATAATTATGAGGAATCAACTGAGGAAAAACCACAGTCTATAGATAAGATGAAAAATTTAATGAATAAATTAGATAATTTCTTGTATAAATAAAAAAATTTATTCATGTTTTTGTTATTAAAAACCAGTTTTTTTTATAGAAACTGGTTTTTTTTATAATATTAAGATATTTATATAAAAAATAAATTTCCAAATGAACGAAAAATCAATTTTAGAACAAGCATTGCTTCAAGTTCAAACACTTGAAGAGGCCGTAAAAACAAACGCAAAAGGTATACTTGCTTCTACTATGAAACAAGAACTAAATGATTTGTTGAAAGAATCTTTGGAAGAAGAGGACGATGTTTACGAACAGGCTCCTAAGAAAGGAAAAAAAGATGTACCTGATGAAGGTGATGAAGACCTTGATAACGAAGAAATGGATGATGAAGATTCAGAAATGGATGATGAAGAATTAGACATGGACGATGAAGATTCAGAAATGGACGATGAAGATTCAGAAATGGATGATGAAGAATTAGACATGGACGATGAAGAATCAGATTTCGATAGTTTAAATATGGGTGACGACCAACCTGATATGGGTGGGTTTGATTCACAAGACAGTGAAGTTTTTAACGCAACAGACGCAAGTCCTGAAGAAGTTTTAAGAATTTTTAAAGCAATGAAACCTGAAGATGGGTTTATCGTTAAAAAAGACGATGGTCAAATCGAATTTAAAGATGGTGATAATGAATATATCATTAAATTAGACGAATCAGAAATGGACGAATATCCAATGGACGAAGAAGATGAATTCTTTGGTGACGAAGATTTGTCAATGGACGAAGATGATGAATTCTTTGGTGACGAAGAAGATGAAGATTCATTCTTTGGTGACAAAGATATGTCAATGGACGAAGAAGATAATTTTAATGATACAATTAAAAGTCATATGAATAACGATGACGAAGTAGTATATGAAATAGACCTTGATGGTGAACCAGAAGAAGAAATGATGTCACCAGAAGGTGATGTGGGTGAAGCAGCAAGAACTAAATGGAATATACACGGAGACAAAGGTGGTGCTGACAGAGCAGGAATAAAAGGTAAGAAATTATTTGCATCAGGTGCAATTAATGAAGAAGTAACAAAACTAAAAAAACAGAATACAGAATATAGAAAAGCATTAATTCTTTTTAAAGATAAACTTAATGAAGTTGCTGTATTCAACGCTAATTTAGCTTACGCTACACGTTTATTTACTGAACATTCTACCACAAAAAAAGAAAAAATAAACATTTTAAAGAAATTTGATTCGGTTTCAACATTGAAAGAATCAAAGAATCTTTACAATAATCTTAAAAATGATTTAGATACAAAAAAACCTGTATCTGAATCTGTGGTTGAAAAACTAAGGACAAGTCCGACTACTTCTTCCTCAACTCAGGTTCTTTCTGAATCGAAAGCTTATGAAAATCCTCAGTTTAGAAGAATGAAAGACTTAATGTCAAAATTAAAATAAAAAATTAAAATTAAAAAATTAAAAATGGGAGCATTATTAGAATCTGGTATGGTTGGTAACATTGGTTTAAAACACCTACGTGTTATCAAAGAAGATACCATTAAAAAATGGAACGACCTCGGTTTCCTAGAAGGACTTGACGGTCACCAAAAAGATAACGTAGCACAATTATATGAAAACCAAGCAAGTTATTTAATTAACGAAGCTGCGGTTTCTGACGCAAGTGGTTCATTTGAAACAGTTGTATTCCCTATCATTCGTAGGGTGTTTTCTAAATTATTAGCTAACGATATCGTTTCTGTACAGGCGATGAATTTACCTATTGGTAAATTGTTCTTCTTTGTACCTAAAATTCAAGATACTAAAGCAGCACCTTTCGGTTATCCAAGTACTGAAACTGATCCAGCGGCTGGTTACACATCAACTAAAAGTCTTTATGACCGTTTCTATGAAGAAAGTGACGGAGCTGATCAAGGCCTTTTTGATTATTCAAGAGGACCTAAAACAGTTAACACTACAACACCATATGCGTTTGTTACGTTTAATGGTGGAGTACCATCAGAAACTACCGCAGCTTTAAGTGGTGCGTCAGTATCAAGTTCAATTGTCGTTGTTAGTGGTTTTACAAAAGCAGGACAAGGTAAATTAGTTGGTGCAGATGGAAACGTAATGGACACTGAAGAATTTTTAGCATCATTATCTGTTGAAATCACAGGAAACACAACTGGAAATAATGGTGTTAAAAACTTTAATGTTGTAACACAAAAATACGGTAAAGGTCTTATTGAATATGGTCAAAAATCAGGTACAAATCTTGAAAAATATAACGATATTTGTGATGAAGAAGGAAAAATCTATTTAAGTGTTGATCTTGAAACTTATAACGATTCAACAGGATTTAATGGTTCAGATTTTAGTTCTAACGATTTAGCAATTGCTAATTTTAAAATCACTTACCATACATATGGTTCTCTTGAATTCGAAGAAGAAATTGGTGAAGTATCATTTGACCTTCAATCTGTAACTGTATCAGTTACTGAAAGAAAGTTAAGAGCTAGCTGGTCTCCTGAACTTGCTCAAGACGTATCTGCATTCCATAATATTGACGCAGAAGCCGAATTAACAGCGTTATTGTCTGAACAAATTGCAGCGGAAATTGACCGTGAAATTCTTCGTGATATCCGTAAGGGTGCTGCTTGGAGAAGTAAATGGGATTATAACGAATGGAGATATGGTGCAACTGGAAACACTCCATTTTTGGGTTATACTCAAAAAGATTGGAATCAAACTTTGGTTACAAAAATTAACCAAATTTCAGCACAAATCCACAAGACAACTCTTCGTGGTGGTGCTAACTGGGTTGTAGTATCTTCTGAAGTATCTGCAGTATTTGATGATTTGGAATATTTCCACGTATCAAACGCAAATCCTGAGCAAGACCAATACAACATGGGTATTGAGAAAATTGGTTCATTAGCTGGTCGTTACCAAGTATTCCGTGACCCATATTTACCAGCAGGTAAAATTATGATTGGTCATAAAGGAAAATCATTATTGGACGCAGGTTATATTTATGCACCTTATGTACCGTTACAGTTGACCCCAACTATGTACAATCCATTTAACTTTACCCCAATTAAGGGTATTATGACTCGTTACGCAAAGAAAATGGTTAACAACCGTTACTATGGTGTAATTGACGTATTTGGATTAACTACATTTGGAACATCGACATTAAGATAATATAAATTACTCTTAAAATATAAAGGGAATCTCGAAAGGGATTCCCTTTTTTTATTAATTTTAATTATTATATTTGCATTAAAAAAAAATGGAAGACCAAAGTAAAATCATAAAACCGGTTACTTACGAAAAAGTTGATAATGAAAAATTCATTATTGGAATTTCATTAAACGACACTAAAAGTTTTACTGAAATAGGTAAATTAGTGGAAAAAGGTATCGCCCAAAATATTGGTTTATACCAAAACAACAAACTACATTATATATCCAAACAAAAATTATCATGAACTGGACCGAATATTTTTTAAACATTGCAGAACAGATAAAATTGAAGTCTAAAGACGAATCAACACAAATAGGTGCTATTATTGTTGGTATGGATAATGAAGTCTTATCGACAGGATATAACTCGTTTCCGAGGGGTTTAGATGACACCATAAAAGAAAGACAGGAAAGACCCGAAAAATACTTTTGGATCGAACACGCGGAGCGTAATTCTATTTATAATGCAGCTAGAATTGGTGTCTCATTAAAAAACTCAACAATTTATTTAACGTCTGGAGTACCCTGTATGGACTGTGCTCGAGCCATTGTAAATGTGGGGATACAAGTTGTTTGGTGTAAAAAAGAATGTACAACAAAGAATAAAGAGAAATGGGAAGAATCTCAAGAAAAAAGTATGAAGTTATTTAATGAATGTAATGTGATGGTATATTTTTATTAAAAATATTTATTTCATTATCTCTTTAATCCTTTTTATTTCTTGTAACATTGACTGGTAATTATCTGGTATTAATGGAATATCTATTTTATAATTTGTTATTGCATCATTTATTAATTTATAATCAACACCATTTTGTAATAATAATTTCTTTATTAATTCTTTATCTTTTGAATATGTAAGTAAATTATTTATATCGATTTTACTTAATTTAATTTCTTTTGTTTGAATTATTTTTACTTCAATGTTTTCAGAAGTATGTTGAAGTAAAATTTTTATTTCTTGTGACCACAATTTTTCACCTTTTACATCAATAATTTTTGTTGCAATAAGGTCTTTATTACGTGAATAATGAATTAATTCATGTATATCATTATAATCCAAATCTTCACCTTTTACTTCAATAATTTTTATTGCGATATTATCTATACTTTTTGATCGTTTAAGTAAATGAAATATATCATAATGACTCAATTTTTCACCTTTCACATCAATAATTTTTGTTGCAATAAGGTCATTATCATTTGAACTATAAAGTAAATAATTTATTTCATTTTGAAGTAATTCTTTACCTTTTTTTTCAATAGATTTTATTCTTTCATCATCAGTTAAAAATTTAAATTCCCAACCGTCATAACCTGCAACCCTTCTCATTCTAAGATAAGACTTCTTTAACACTGGTGTTAAACGGTCATATTGTTTTTCTGGTATTTGTGTACCGGTATTCACATATCTACTTAATACTTCTGAATGTTTCATATCATTATCTAAATTTAATCTTTACTTACACTCAAGAAATAATCAAATTGTTTATCAGTTAAAGTGTGACCACGGTCAATATATTGACCTAAATAATAATTTTCTAAATCAGATTCAATTTCAATATCAGGTTTTTTATAGTTTGGATTTGATGGGTTATCTAAATTTAAAAGAGTTTCTAACTCACCAATTGAATTATTAACTAATCTATTTGTATACTTTTCAGTTTCAGTTAATTCAGAATATTCAAATTTATCCGTATCAATACCTTTTGACTTTAAATATTCTAAATATCCATCAACCTCTGATCCATATTCCGCAATGTTACCAGAAGTATTATTTGCATCCGTTAAAGTAATACTTTTTTGTGGTAATAAATTTGTTTGTAAGACAACCATATGTAATGGATCGTTTGGTTTATCCATTTTATTTAAATCTACAATATAATAAAATTTAGCTGATCTAGTATTTCTATAACTATTATACATATTTTGTGATGGTTCAGTTCTACCAATACAAAAAGTATAAGTTTTATTTGTTAAACTGTGTGTATAATTAATACAATCTTTTTTACCTTTAGCCTCATATACATTAATATTATCTCCTTTCATGTATATCGGTAAGTTAGCGGATTTTTCTTCATCATATTTAGTAGTTTCATATTCTGAAGATTTCTCTCTAGATCTATTAAAAATTTGTAATTGACCATGAATAAGTTCGGTAAAAGATAACCAATCATTTGGTGTATATGTTTTTTCAATATCTTCTCCATTAGTACCTTTGTACTTAATTGTTAACCCCTTTTTACCAAAATTTTCAGTAGTAATTTTTCTATTATCCATTAATAGATTAAAATCGTTTATCTCACTAATGATTTGATTAGTGGATATATTGGAATCATAAAAAAAACACATTATTGGAATATTTTTTTGATTTTGAGACCTATCTCCATTTTTAAAATCATTTACAATATTTTCAATATCATTTTCAGGTATTCCTTTACCTTTAAGGATATTTTTTCCAAGTTCTTCAGTTTGTTTACTTTCTAATAAAGTGATTAGTTTCATAGTTTTTTAATTTTAAGTTTTAAATTATTAGTACCTTTTATTATCCTATGATAAATATTTTTTTGGATAACAATTGGTTCATTTTTATTTATTGTAATTGGTAATTCATTATCAAATTGAAATAACCAATCAGTATCGTTTTCACATATAACAATTCTATCTTCTTCATCAAAATGCCATTTCAATTCATTCTCATTTAAATCCGATGAAAATGTTCTAATATAAAACCCATTATTTATTTTTTCAGAAAAAGGTAATTCCATAATTTTTTTATTTACTACCAAGAATTTGAGCTTTTGATGCTAAGCACCTTCCTATATCTAGATACATTGCAACTCCACCACCCAGCAGTTGTTCTATCTTTCTTTTGGTCACATTTGTGTCTTGCTCTAAATGATTTAGCGGCAGCTTTATTATTATTTCTAACCCTCAAATTAGGGTCACCAAAAGTAACTTTTTTAATATTACCACCTGGACTTTTAACATAAACAGCAAATTTTTTCGGACCACCTGGTGTTCTAAATGGTTTGTTTAATTTTACTTCTTTACCTCTATGTTTTGCTTCAACTAAATATTCTTCTTCATCTAAAACAAATGGTATATCTAAATAAACTTCATTACCTTCATATATACCTGTTTTACCTATGTCAGTTTTTAAAAGTACTTTATCATCACCAAAAACGTTTAATATGTTTTTATTTACCAATTCTCTTGATTCATTAAATAATTCAAAAAATTTTTCTGAATAAACTCTGTACACATTTTCAATGATTTGTTTTTCATTTTTTAAATGATATTGTAGTCCTTCACTCAGATTTATTTTTGATTCATTTAATACATTTAACGTAGGTGGTAAATTTTTTTCACTTATTTCAGGTAATTTCAAATTTATTACTCTATTCTCATCAAATCTAGTCATTGTAGGTAGATTTCCTTTACCTACTTTTGGGTCTTTTTTTTCGGCACTTCTTTTTTGAGAAGTCATTGATTTTTTTTCTTTCTTTGAATATGAACCAGCAGTTTTTGGTGTGTCTTTTGATACTTTCTTAGATGGTCTACATTTTGGATAACCTTTATCTTTTGCCTCTTTTCTACCACAAGGAGGATGTTTACCATCTACCTTTTTAGATACATCCACCCATTTTTCCTTGAACCACCTTCTTAAGTCTTCTTTAATAATTAGACCATTCATAATAGATTCCTCTATATATTTTAAATCTTCTTCGTTTACTAATATTTTCATATTATTGTTTTTATTTTCAAAAACATGTTCGTTTGAAAACGATAATTTACCGTTTTCATTAATATACAAATCAACAGAACCCATTTCTCTTGACGCGTTAAGGAATTTTTCTTCTCTTTCCTCATCATAATGACCATCAAAAAAACCAGCACCATGACCATTTCTTGTTAACCATAAATCATGACCAATTGTATCAGGTTCTACATTATCTTCAGTTATTGCAGATTCTATTGTATCTTCACCAACTTTTTTAATAAATTCTTTAATATCTGTATATGCTTTAATTAATGAATTATCTTCAATGTCTTCTTTTGTAAATGTATCAAACCCTTTTTTATTAATATTTGATGATAAATTTATTATTTTTTCAAGTTCGTCATCATCATTATCACCATATATAAGTTCATCATCAACCCCATATTCATCATTTATTCTTTCTTCTTCAGTCCAAAGAGCAGCGATTATATAACCTTTTAATATTTCGTTTATTATATTTGAATTCATAATATTAATTTATATAACAATTTAATTCATATTTTTCTTTCATACCATAAACTTGTATGTGTAAAGATTTCTTTTGTTCCTTATCATCTTTTTTCAAAGATATTGTAAATCGATTTGTATCGCCTTCTTTTGGTTTTTTTGGTCCCATACCTATTTCAGATGCAACTTCATCTTGGTCATATGTGTAACCTTTTTTCTCTGCGTATTCAAGACCAGCATTAATTGCTGAAGTATATGTTTTGTGATAGATATCATCATTATCTTTTTTTGACTCGTTTACACTTTCATTTGTTTTTTTTCTCCATCCACCACCTTTTGATTTATATCTTTTAGCAGCTGCACCATTACAATATGCACTTGGACAAACATCATATTTAGTTTTAGCCCAAGCTAAAGACGCTGCCCATAGTTTAGGGTTAGTTGGTTTATTTTTAGACTCATCAATCACTTCATTTTCATTTAAACTAAATGTATCCATGTTTGGTTCTAATCTTGAATTCATTTTAGGTTTTTTATCTGTACTTTCAGTTTCATTCATTAAAAAATCAAAAACTTGGTCAATATTTGTTTTGGCTTCTGAAATATGGTCATCCGCCCAATCATGACCATTTTGTAAAATTGAATCAACTTCATTCTCATCCATTTTTAATAAAATCTCACATTGTCTATGTATTTGAGAGATATTTTGAAAAAACATATAATTCTCTTCACTATAAGCAGATTCGGATAAATTTTTTAATTGTTTTTTAATAATTGTTTTAATATTTTTCATAATTTTAATTTTATTTTTCTGATATTATTTCAAATTTAATATAGTTAGGATAAAAATTTTCCTCAGTATATGTTAATGCTTTAAATTCCATAAAATACTCTCTAGGTATCATAAATGATGTATCTAAATAGAACGAATTTTCATTAGTTGTCATATCTAATTTAGTCCAATCATAAACAATAACGTTAGTTTTACCTTCTTTTATAAATATTCTATAAAAAACGTTTTCAAATAATTGTGATTTAGAAATTTCAATTGATTTCAAATCAATAACAATCTTTTTTAATTCACCTCTTATTATTTTATCATTTTGTTTTATTCCTGAAAATTGTATAATAAAATTTTGTGATTCTGTTGGATTTGACCCAAATGAATAATAATTGGAAAATGGTTTAGGTACGAATTTTTGTGTGACATCCGATATTGAATTATTATCAATATTTAAATTTCTCCATTTATCATAAAAAAATCTTTTACCATCACATAGTTCACCAGATATACCGAAAGCAACTTTATAAATACCTTTTTTAATTTTGGTTGTTGTTAACCCCGTAAGTCCCGTAATTGGTGTCTCTGAACTATTTAAAATATCAACAATAGGCATTCCATCTAAATCATAAAAATTACCACCTTTTGTTACATATAAAAAAAGATTATTATCTCTTTCACTAATAAAATTTTGTCGATTATCTTGTATTAAATCATCAAAAACAGATTCAACAAAAGGTTCATAAAATGTTTGTGTGTATTTGGTAAAAAATGAAACAGATTGGTCATATTCATCATTAATATCTTGATATAAGACAGCAAAGGCTAACCCTAATCCATGATTAGTGTTACCTGACACAATAATACCATTAACGTAGTCAGTGATATCTACGTCGATATTTTCGTTACCGTTATCAAAATGAATTGTCGTTAATATTGTTGGTGATGTTGAATAGACACCAGGGATTGTCCACCCATTTAAAGTTGTCCTATTAAACCAATTTGATGGACGTTCATCAAAAGTATTATTACCATACGTGAAATCATATCCACCATCTTCATAATCAAATCCAATGCCCTCATCCCAATTTTCTGAAATTTTAAAAAGTATTAAATCAAATGATGTGGTTCTTTGTTTTCCAGTGTTTCTTTTTTCACCTATTAATTTAGGATCACCGAATATAGTATTGGTCATTTTTAAATAATGTCTAGTATTAGTGTTATTAACTAAATCACCATTTTGAATTTTTGTTATTAAATCAGAAAAATCGACTTTAAATAAATATTTAGAAAAACCTGACCCATAAAAAATTTCGGTAGTTGGATTTTTTGCAGTATTTACACCATAATTTTTTATTATGGTATTATTTTTTTCAAAATACGAACGGAAATAAGACATATTTTTTATTATATAAATATGTCATTAGTTGATTCTAATTGACTTGTTTAATAACTCATTTTCTAATGTGGACATTAAATTATCTAATATAATCCAATTTTCATCTCCTTTAGATAAAGGTTGATTTATGTTATGAATATGACTATCCATTAAATTTTTAAAAGCAACTAAAACATTATATAAATTTTCACCCCTAACTGTTGCGTATGTATTAGGGTCAATTTTACTTAAATAATCATCTTGTTCATATTCATAACTATTTAATTTATCAAACTCAATTGTTTTGTTAGTGAAATTAGTGTCAGTAGATAGTAAATATATTTTATCAGATGTTATACTACCAAATGTTTGTTCTTTTGATGTATTATCTTTTTTTAAATTTTTTATTTTTTCTGTTTTAAAAATAGGTCTAGATGAAAAAGATGTGTTAGACCAAACTAAACTACTTTGTTGTATATTTTTAGATAATTTAACACCTAATAATAAATTATTTTTAGTGTTTAATTCTGTTGGATTAGATGTTGGTAATGTCCTTAATGAATATGTCGGTCTAAAGAAAAAAGGATATATATTATTTAAATCTTCAGGACCGTCAAATTTTTTATTTATTTCTGAATTAAACAAACCAATAAATCCATTATCTTTTATATTGGTTAATGTTGTTCTTATTTCAGAACATATTTGTGTTATTTTACTTTCTAATGTACTCCCACTAAAATCCACTTTACTTAACATATCAACAGTTAATGTTGGTGTAGTATTAGTATTGTCGTCATTTAATAAAATATAAGAATTTATAGGTAATTCAGTAAATTCTGTAAAATAATTTGTTTTAAATAATTCACCATAAACATTTGTATTTATTTTATATATAAAATAATTAATAGTATTTGGATTGGTAATACTATTAATATCATATTCAATAACATACTTTAGATTTACATTTTCGTATGTTGTGGTGATTTTTTCTTCTTCAACTAAAACTTTTTTTTCTGAAAATTTTTTTAATTGTAATTTTGCAACTTTCTTAGAAGATAATGGATAATTAAAAAGTTTTTTTCTTTGTTCTTTTGTTGAAGATTTTTTAGAGATTAACTTTCCACCCCTTAAAACTAAACCATCTTCTGTTAATAAAATATCAGAACCAAATTTACCTGAAATAGAATAATCAGTATTTTTAGCTAACATATTTTCACTATCTTTTGGTAATTTACCATTAGATAATATATCAATTTTATCTTTTACACCTGAACCAAAAGTAGTTGGACTAACTTGTTCTGAATATGTTTGACCATTAAAATCGAACCTTGTGGTAAATGGACCCGCAATATATTCTTGGTTTACTGTTGTTTTTTCTGTATTATACCTTAAAATTTTTACCGCTTGAAAATTCTCAGGAATAAAATTTATATTGTTTGGTAAAAAAGGTAATGCAATGAATGGATCTTCTTCACTCCATGGAGTATATTTTCTATAATTTTCTTTTCCTGAAACATAATCGTCATAATCAATACAACGAATCCTACCCATAGCTTTAGGGTCTTCATTATCAATACAAATACCAATATCTATTATTTTCATAAATTTTTTCTTTTCTCAATTTCAGAAATAATTTTAGAATGCATTTCTTCTATAGTATCCATATGTTTAGTTAATTCTATAACTATTTCTTTTGTTTTTTCATATTCTTCAAAAAGAACAAATTCACATTCTAATAAATCTTTATTAGGTTTATCTTTTATATCATCAATAATTTCTATTATTCTTTTCTTTTCCATATTATATTTTTTTACCAACACCAGTAATCACACCTGGAGGTATCACCGCACCACCTAAAGGTCCTGGTAAATACCCACCTTTTAGTACTATTTTTACAAAAGAATTCGTATCCTCCTCTTCAATATGTCCATCAATTATAGATTTTACTATGGTTAATAACTGATTATCTTCACCATATATTGGACCTGTATTAACACCAAGAGAAGACATTTTTTCAACAATACTTAAAAAAGCACGTTCTTTACTATATCCTGAACTTAAATCAGCTGTGAATAATAAAACAGAAGGTATCGATATTGGACCTTTCATATTAATCGCACCATTAATAGTTTTAAGTATTAATTCAAAAATACTGAAACAATTATCAACATTTGTTTGTTGAACACTCTTTAATAGATTTATTAAAGATGAAACGATAAGGACATATCTTTTATATTTTTCTTTAATTATTTTTTTTACTAATTTAGTTACAAACGCAATTAAATCTATTTTAATAAGTCTCCAAAATTCATTTATGAATAACCAAAATAAATCTTTTACAATATTAAAAATAGCCTTATTAAATTTTTTAATTAAATCTTTAACATTTAAAATAACATTTAGTGACATCATTTTAAAATATTTGTAAAGAATAATTAAAGGTAAAAACATTTTTGCAGACAATACAGACATTATTAATGCCTTAGGTAAGTTAAGTATAAAGTTATTTATTAAATTAGAAAATAAATCAGGTATTTTTAATGAATTATTAGATTGTTCATTAGCATCGGTAGCGACTTTTGTTAATACATCATCAATAACTTTTTTTGCTTGTTTATTTTTTACTAAATAAACAAAATCTTCCATATGTGTATCATCAACATCTATTTCAAAATTATAACAATCTTTAAATTTTAAAACCCCTCTATATCTTAAATTTTCATCATCTAAATCAATTCCTTCAACATCATCAAAATCAAAATAGGATTCAATATCTTCTTCATTTTCGTCAAACATATCAACGGCATTTTGATTTTTAAGTTCATCTTTTTTTGTATCTGAACCACAAACAGAAAGTAACTTTTTTAATAACCTGTCGACAAGATTTAATGATTTATCAAATTGAATAGTTTTACCACTATTTTGACCTCCCTGAATTGTTAACAACATTCCGGTTTTAATTATATCATTTATTTCAGGAAACTCTATCGATGAATAATAATCAGATATAAAATCTTGTACTTTTATACCTGAAACATTTCCTTGTGTTAATCCTGAAAATGTATAATGTTGGTTATTTACATCCCAAGTAGTTGTAAATAATGTATTATCGTTATTAGAAATAAAATCATATGTACCTCCACTAAATATGGTGTATAATTCTCTATTAACTTTTTGTTTATTTCTTTCTGTTGATTTAGGTTCATAAACAATTTGACCTAATGATGACGCCGGATCAACAGTTAAAATATCTAATAAATCGAATTCTTCAGGTCTTAAGTTTATTGTGTCACCAGTAATAGGTCTGTTTGTACCACAAATACCATCGCCAACAAATAAACATTCAGATAACCTTTTTATCACTATTTCCTTAGCTGACGCTAAAGCCTTTTCACTTGCACTTATTGCATGTCTATTTATTTTTTTTTTGACGTTGTTTTTTTCTGAATTTACTGTAGAACCACTTTGTGATATTTCAGATTGTTTAGTTTTTTTGTCAACACTTAAAAATTGTTCAACAACTTCTAAAATTTCATTGAAAATATCTTTTTTGTTTTCTTTTTTTTGGTTTTTTCTTTGTTTTAAACTATCAAGTTTCTTACCAACAAAATCATTTGTTGACGGTATATTTTTAGGATATTTATTTTCAAATGAATTTGAAAATCCTTTTGGGTCATCATTAATTTTTTTTATACCTTCAATTAATGATAAAAGAGAATTTTTAGTATTTCTTAATTTACTCATTATAATTTATAAACACCATCATTTGATTCATTGTCAGGTTCAGACATTAACTTTTCTAACAAAAGTTTATCATCTTCAGTCAATTGTAATTTACCCATATTAGAATTTGAAGAAGATCCTTGAGTTTGTTTTAATAATGCACTTTGAAGTTTAACTAATGATATTTTCTTTTCAGTACAATCATTTAAAATTTTTTGTTGTTCTTTTATCACGGGTCCAATAACACTCATATCTTCAGAATCTTTCATAAATGATAACATTTTTTTTGTTATCATTGACGCAGTATTTTTTTGTTCCACAATATCATTATAAATTTCTTGCATTAAAGCTAATGCTGAATCTGTATTTAGTGATATTAAATTTTTTCTTTCTCTCATAATATGATAAATATATATTATTTTAATTTATGAAATTTAGAATAATACCTTTATAAAGTTTTTTAAATTTTTTCATACATATCCTTATTTCTTTTGTAGATAATGATGTCATTTCACGTAATGAAAGTAAAATTAAATTTTTATTAAATTTATTTCCATCACCTACTTGAAATATTTTATCAAAATTTGAAAAAATCTCTAAAAGAGCATAACCTAATTTTTCTTCATTCTCTGTTAAATCTTCTTTTTCCATAAACTCTTCCATTTTTATGGTGATTTTAACTACAACGTCTTCATAATCAATAAAATTTTCATCTATAACGTAAGAATATTTAAAATTTTCTTCTATATCAGAAGAAATATCTTCATAAGAAACATTTCTATTTGTTTCTTTTGTATCTTTTTGTATAGCACCCATTAAATAATTTTTACATATTGTTCCAAAATAAGAATATGCTTTATGATTTTTTGTGTGGTCGAATTTATTAATTTTTGTAATTAAAAAAGACATTGTATCGCTATGTATATCCGAAAAATCTAAATCTTTTCGATATAATTTATAACGTCGAATAATAGATTCGACCATTATAATGAGAGGTTCTTTTAAATATTCATTGAATATCTTATTCTTTTCTATTTCGGATTCGGATTCTAAATATCTCACCACCGCTTTTTCTTGGTCCTCCCCAAAATACACTTTTTGGGTTCTCTTACGGGGCATTATTAATTTTTTACATAATTCAATATATCTCGTTTATTTTTAAAAAAGAATTCTTTTTTTGCTGTATCTAACCAGAATTTAACTTCTTCTTCAGATATTTTTAATTTATCATCATTTTTATATGACCAAAATAATGAGTTTTCTCTAAAATTTACATGTTGATATCCTATTTTTGGTATAGTCATAATAGATATACCATTATGTGTTAGTCTTAATAAAAACTCATACCCAAAAGTTAATTTTATATTATCTTTTAATTTACCATGTTCTTTAATAACTGATGTTCTATATAATCCACCACTAATTTGGAAATTTTGATAATCTAAAAGTGCTTCATTATCCAAAAACCCTTGTTTTTCTGAGAATCCATATGCCCAAGTTGCTTCGTTTGTGAAACTTAAAAAAGTACCTTCAACATTAATATCTCTAACAATAGGTAGAAAAACATCTACCGTTGGATTTTCCTTGCTATATGTGTTCATAAATTTCAACCATGATGGTCTATATTCGTCATCTATTTCAAGTATTGAAAACCATTCGGTATCACAGTTATCAATCCCTAAATTTATTTGACTACAAAAATCAGTTTCACCTTTGTTTATTAATATTTTAGATTCGATTTTATCTGATATAATATTAATATTTGATGTTATATTTTTAGGACCAACAATAATTAATTTAACATCATTATAAAATTCTTCGACCGATTTAACCGCATTTTCAAACATTATCCGATAATCATCATTCCATTCATGTATTGGTAAAATAATTGTTATATTTTTCATACTTTAATTTCTTCGTTATTTAATTTTTCTAATGCCTTTTCTATGACTGTTATTCTATTTGTTTTAAAAGATTCAAAAATAACTGTAATATTCTTTTCAGTTATTTCTTTTTCATAAGGTAACAATGTATCCTTCATTTTTTGTTTAACTTCGTCTGTTAGTTCAACACCTTCAATCCAAGCCATAACATACTTACCTAAAATTTCAGTAATTTTATTTTCATCATATGTCCACATTCCATTTTCATCTAACCAATCTGGTTCGTTTTTAGGTATTTTACCAATTACAGGTACGCCACATTTCATGGATTCCAATGGAAACGTACCGAAAGTTGAATCATCATCTACCCAAACGGAAACAAAAGAATCTTTTAACGCGTCTGAAAATTCTTCATATGTTAATTGATTCATATCTTTAAAATTTATCCATCTTAATTGTGGATATTTTAAATAAAATTCTGATATAATTTTTTTATTGATTGATCTATCTCTACAAGAAATAGAAATAGTCGGATTAGGTGTTTTTTCATTTGGTTTAAAGTTTTCTCCGATTATTGGTGGAATAATAAATACATTAACATCTTTAAAATACTCAATTATATATTTTTTAGTATATTCTGTTGTAGTGATTATTTTATCAAAACCAAAATTAATCCATCTACTACCAATTGGTAATGTTTCGTAAATATATTCTTTTTGTTGTACTAACATAACTTTAGTACATTTAATATTAGAAAGGTTTTCTAATATGTTAGAATAATATTCTGGAACAACAACAATATCTTCTATTTTTATTTCAACTTTATCGTCTTTAATTGTTAAAACATCTAATGAATCATAATCATTTCCTAACCATGATTGTACTCCTTGATATGTTTTATCTTCAACTAATATTTTAACATTATACCCATTGTTTTTTAATGTTAATGCAAGGTCATAAATATATTTAACTGATGCTCTAGGATTATTCTTAGTATCATAAGTTAAAAAATAAATAACATGTTCGTTAGAGATTAAATTATGTAACGAATTTTCTAATTTTTCAATATTTTCTTTATTCATATTCATCTTCTTCTAATAATATTTTATTTTTTATTAGTGTGTTAAACGCAATTTTAAAAGAAACTGAAACTTCGTTTTGTGAGAATGGAACAATTTGTTCATCCATTTCAACATATTCATTTAAAATACGATCTAAACACATTTTAATTGTTTCGTATTTAAAAATGTTTATTTCTAAAGTTTCACTTTCTCCTTCTTTTTTTATTGGATCTTGGATTTGACATTTTGAAGTAATCCCATCAATGTCGATGTAATAGTTTTTTCCGAATATTTCAAGCATTCTTTATTTATTTGAGATAATTTATTTATTTCTATTGAATTTGTAAAGTGATTATTATACGGTGTATTAAATTTAATTACTTTTTTATTCTTAGGACAAGAATTAATTATTTCTTTATTATCTGTTATCCATAAATCACATTCATTCCATAATTTGTTCATTTTATCTAAAGAAACAAATCTAATAGAATCACACATAACACCATTCTTAGATAAGAAGAAAAGAGTTGCCGGTTTCCCCTTACCTTTTTCAGTATGACCTATTAATGTAACATTAATATGTGGATTCTCAAAAATCAAAGAATTTAATTCTGTACAAGATTGATGGTAACTTAAACCCGCATGACCATAAATTTCTATAGGGAAATCAAAATATGTAAATTTTATAAATTCATCATATGACTGAAATTTGTACGAATTAAAAAGATTATCATTATATATTGGTTCATTTATACCATATTCAAAAGTTTCTTCTGAAGGTGACTCGGTATTAAAAAAATAATCTTTGTAGTGATAATCAAATTTTTGGATAGTGTTCCTTAAAACGCCATCGATACTTATAAATAATTCCATAATAAAATATAATAAAAAAATTTAAATAAATAAAGTTTTAATCATACCTTTTTAATATTTCGCCAATTATAGGATTACGAACAATATCTTTTGTATCAAATTCAAAAAAACCAACATTTTTTATATTCTCTAATCTCACCTTAGCATCATATAATCCTGTTTTTGTTTTATCTTTAAATTTATCTGATTGTTCTAAATCACCTGAAATAAAAAACTTTGAATTATATCCTATTCTTGTTAGTAAAAGTTTCATTTGTGAAGGTGTTGTATTTTGTGCTTCTTCAAATATAAGAATCGTATTATCAACATTCCATCCTCTCATGAAAGCTAAAGCAGCTACTTCAATAAAACCTTCTTGTTTTAATTTTTCTCTACATTCTTTACCAATAATTTTATTCAATAAATAATAAGACGGATAAATATATGGGTCAAGTTTTTCTTCTAAATTACCTGGTAATGATCCTAACTTTTCTTCAGCTTCTACTGCTGGTCTTACTATTATAATTTTTTCATACTTATTTTTATCGTCCCATAATAATGTCACTGCTTTTTTCATGGCAATGTACGAGTTATGTGTCACTATGAAATTATCAGTTAAATATAATTGGTTTTCAGAATCAATAGTTATACATTTAGCTTCTTTATCTCCAACATAATCAATACTAGTTATAAATCTTTTTGGGGGGTATTTAGTTTTTGGTTTTACTAAATCTAATTTTCTTTTGAGTTTAAATGGTTTTATATCGTTTGGAAGATTTATTGTTAATGTATATGCGATATTACAAATAATTTTATTACCATTTTTATCTCTGTAAAAAGGTTTTTTATTAGTGATATTGACTACACCACCTAAACTATTTACTAAAAATTTAACATCATTCATTAGTTCTACTGATGTTGTTGTGTAAAAAACTGATGTTCCATTTCTATTTACATATCCATCACTATCTAATAATCCTTGTAAAAGTTCTATTCTATTTTCTACTGAATTAAAAAGATATTTTTTAGGTATAAATTTATTTATACTTTTTATACTATTTAACCTACACTCTCTAATTTCATCGAGAATTAAATTATTAGAAGTCTCTATTCGTTTAGAAACAATTGAATAACCATATTTAGCAGATGGTACTTCTTTAAGAACACAAGTTTCAGGAATTAAATAATTGATATTATCAACTATTTCAGTATCAGCAGTAGTAAATGTTATTCTTTCCTGTGAAAGTCCACCATCACCCAATAAAATACCCATTAAATATGGTTTTACAAAAAGAGGAACTTCATTAAAATTTACAGGTTTAGTTATTGGAATCGTATGGTTTTTATATCCACGACTAGAAATAATACTTTCTCTTATTTCTGATAATTCTTTAACACTCCCTTTTAATGGATTTTTAAATCTTTCACCTTTAATTTTTGTACGATTATTTCTATCTTTTTCTGTTTGTGTAAACCATAAATGTTCATTACATGTTTCAGTAAAAGAACCATCATTAAATAAAACTCTATAAATAGGTTTAATTCCTTGAGGATGTGTGGCAATCACTTTAGTTTTTTTACCATCTTCACCAATCACATAATCACCAACTTCAATATCCCCCATAGTTTTTTCACCATCAGGAGTATAAATAATGGAATCTAAAGGCTGTGCTTTTCCCACACCAGCAGGTCCAAAACATAAGGTAATTTCATTTTCACCTAAAATTTTCCAATATTCTTCTTGATTTGTTGTTAAAAATTTTTCTTTTGGTTCTTTTATTATTTGCCTAATTCTTTCTTTCTTAGGTGTTTTATTTTCAGTATTATTTTCTGAATTCAAATTTGATTTTCTCAATTTATTTTATTTTATTTATTTATTTAATTATGAACCGGATGAACCAAATCCACCTTCGCCTCTTTCAGTTATTGTTAATTCATCAGATTCAACAAAATTTATTTTTGGATATGGTATAATCATAATTTGTCCTACCCTATCACCAACATTATAAATTGTTGTTTTATTATTAACTTTATTGAAAGTTAATTGAATCTCTCCTCTGTATCCACTATCAATAACACCAACAGAATTAGTTAATTCTAAATCATATTTCCGAATAGATGATCTAGGAAAAACTAAACCAACATAGTCTTTAGGTATCTCTAACGAGATACCCGTACCATATGTGACTTGGTCTATAGTGTTAGATATTATTGTTGTTGCCGTTAAGTCCATTCCAGCATCCCCGTCTTTAGAATAAGACGGGGTTACTGCAGTTGGATTTAATTTTTTTAACCTAATTTTCAATGAGGTGTTAATATTCATCGCATTATTTTGAATGTCATTATCAATAGCTAACAATACTTTGTTTAAATCACTTATAAGTGAAAAATCAACATCATCAGATTCTAAAGAATTTTCAATTTCACGTAGTCTATTAACGTAATCATCGATATTATTTTTATCCATCTATTTTTTCTATTTTATTTTTTTTAGTTTCTATCCATTTATCTAATTTTTTAATTCTATCTTTCAACTCATCATCTTGTGGTCTTATACAACATTCAACAAAAACATCTGTAATTTTTTGTAGTTCCTCTACAGTCACTTTTACTTGTAAAGAATTTAAATACTCTACCACCATTTTACTTTGTGATTGTCTTAAAATCTGAAGTTCACGACTAAAAAATTCCATTTTTTTGGTTTTTTAATTATTTAAAATATTGTGGGGTGTTTTGTTTATCAATTACACATTCAATTTGTAATTTTACAATTGATAAACTTTCACTCGATCTAACATCTTCAGATCGATATTTTGCAACTACAATAGTTGCTTCTTCAACAGATTGAGCTTCAACAACATACTTGATTTTTTGAAGCCTTGGATTACCATTTCGGTCGAGTTGTTCTAACTCATAACCTACAGTTACTAAATAATACATGTTTACTAGATTATTGATTTAAAAAATTGTGTCCTATTTTTAGAAACATTTTGAAGAGAATAAGTATCCTTTACAGTTTCATAAAGTTTATTACCTAAATCTTCTATCATGTTTGGGTTATCTATAAGTCTTTTCATTTGTTGTGCCCATTGTTTATGGTTTTTTTTAGGTGACACTAAAAGAGCGTTACCTTTATCATTAATTTTACCACCATAATCAAAAACATTAATTAAATCATGAGTATATGGTAGTGTTTCACTTGCAATTAATGCCTTCTTATGGAAACCTGCTTCAATAACTTTTAGTTGTGATTTATTAGCATTAAAGTCACTTTCGATAAGAGGGGCGAAAGATACGTCAAATAAATTATAATTCATAGCATATTTATTTACTGGTTGTGTCCAAACTCTACGATATCTCTTTTCAGATGTATCATATTCTTTCTGGGTGAAAGATAGTAAATATTTTTTATAATCTTCATCTATGTACTTATAATTTTCTGTAAATATTTTTTCATAATTATACCAAACAGTTTCCATTGGTTGAATTGGTCTAATTTTTTGTTCACCAGTCTGTGGATTATTTTCAGTTACAGTACCTCTTAAATCGAACCCACATAAAACGAATTGTGTGTTTGAATATTGTCCAAGAATTGAACTAATACCTGAAGACATTAATTTAACATCATGATAATGACTTGAACCACCTAACCACCCAAATCTTATTTTATCAGATTTTTCTGGATTTGATTTAAATTGTGGTTCATTTGGGTCAACAGCATTTGGAAAAACTAAAACATTTTTAATACCTAATTTTGTTCTAATCGAATCAGCAAAAGTTTGAGTTGTACAAGTTACCCAATCTGAAGCTTTCATTAACTCAACTTTTTTACGAGGTATTTCATGTTGTTTAATTTGGTGATACATTGGATGAGTAAAATCAACTAACCAATAATCATCGATATCCATAACCACTTTTATACCTTGTGATTTTAACTTTTTAATTCTTTCTAAATTTTGTTCATGACTCATTTGATGAATAAAACTATGAAATACTACAACATCATATTTTTTAAAAAGTTCATCGTCATTTTCTACGTTCATGGATATATCAACATGAAATTCGTCTGAATAGTTATCACCAATAAATTTAAAGGGATCTAAAATTCTATATTTACCTACACCGTGTATATCAGGAGGAATTGTTAAAATATTAATTTTTGACATTAAATAATCATTATAAAATAATAATACAAAAAAGAAATTAAAAAAAAAATAGAAAAATTATTTAGATTTATTAACACCAGTAATTTTACCCTTAAAAATAGAATCACCAACTTTTAACACTAAATTTTCATTGATTGAAAGAGTTTGTTGTGCGGTTAAAATTTGATTCAGTTTTGAATCTAATATTTCTGTAACTGTTTTTCTTACGATATTCTCAATTAATGGCGTTAATTCTTTCATTAAATGACCATCATTATTACTTTGTATTGATTTACTTGAGTTACTATTAATTCTAACACCCTCAGCTTCCATTAATTTTTTTGTATTTTTAACAAAATCTAAATTTAATGAATCATTTAAACTTATTTGTGGTATAGGTGTATCAATCATCGCCTTTTTTATAACGTCAGGGAGTTTAGATTCCATAACTTTTTTAGATGAAACACTTGTTGCGTTGTTTTTTAAATACGAAGGGTCAATATCTTCAGGGTTAGACCTTAAAATTGTTTCATTTATATGTCCTCTCTCATAATTACCTCCATCAACTTTATTTAATACTTTTTTTGCTTGAACTAATTTCATCATTAATTCATTTTCACTTATTGTACCTTTTACCATAATGTATTTTTTTATAATATAATTATTTTTAAAAAAAGATTAAAGCTTTAATTCTTTTTATTGATTCTTGTAATGGTATTGTCCCTATGACAATATTATCTTTTTTCATTAAATTAAATAATTTTACTTCGGTTTCTTTTTCAATCCTTCTACGAGTCCCTTCACCCGGTCTAGAATTATCTCCGATTTCTTTTTTTCTATTAGACCAATCATTAAATTCTTTTTTACGTAAATTATCCATAAGAATATTAAAGTCGTCTGGTGATATTGTTTTTTTACCATCAATATCCTGAACTTTTTTCTTTAATTCATCGTAAATTTCAGATGTGAAATCAATTTTTGGGTCGGGTGTTATTGGAGGTTTTGATTCTGGTTTTGGTTCAGGTAATTCCGGTTCTATTGTAGGTTCGGGTTCTGTATCAGGTTCTGGTTCTATTTCAGGTTCTACTGATGGTTTTGGTTCAGGTAATTCCGGTTCAGTTGCTGGTTCTGGTTTTTCATCATCTTTTTTGGGTACTGTAGGTAACGTACCCCAATCACTTGTAACATAAACAACACTTAAAGACTTATCACCACTATCATTTAAATCAGGTCTTTTTACATCGAAAGTTTCATCTTCATATATTTGAATACCAGACATTCGATTTAACATGAATAATCTCCATCCATGTTTTTCAAAACCTTTTTTAGATATTGACGGCGGTTGAACCCAACCTCTAGCAACTAAATTACCTTTTTTTGTTAACCCTAATACAACTAACTCTGCTTTAATTCTTCTACCCGGTAATACTTCACCTTTTGGTCCATTATAATAAAAAGAAACTAAAAATCTATTTTTTATAGCTTTAGTAATTCTTTCTCTTTTTGAACCAATCGACATTTCTAATAAAATCTTTTTAAAATTATTCATTAAAAAATAGTTTTTTTCTTATAATCTTCAGTAGAGTTATATTTATTTCGTGCAATTAATAATGTTCTTTCACTAATATCTGTCTTTGTTCCAACAATACCATTACGTTCACCTCTACCTTTTTCATCACCATTAGATATAGCGTTTGGATTATTTGAATTATAAGGATAATTTGGTCTATATATATTTTTAGAATGTAAATTTACTCTTTCATTCATATCTGTTTTAGTACCAACAAAACCATCAATTTCTCCTCTACCTTTTTCATCACCATTAGATTTTGCATTTGGATTATTTGAACCATATAAAAAACCTGTTTTATAAATGTTTTTTGATAAAAGTTCATTCCTTTTATTTATATCTGTTTTAGAACCAATAACACCATTTGAATTTTCACCTTTCCCTTTATCATCACCGTTAGATATTGCGTTTGGGTGTTTTGAATTATAATCATTTAATGGTTTATAAATATTTTTTGATAATAAAGTTGTTCTTTCAAGTATATCTTTATTAGAACCAATACTACCATTATTATTTTCACCTTTTCCTTTATCATCACCATCAGATATTGCGTTTGGGTTATTAGTACCATAACCATTATTAGATGTGTATATGTTTTTACCTAATAGAATGTTTCTAACATTAATATCAGTTAATCCACCTATTGATTTTGTTGTTTCCCCCTTTCCCTTTTCATCACCATCAGATATTGCGTTTGGATTGTTAGAATCATATAAAAATTTATTATTATATAAATTCTTAGATAATAATGAGTTCCTTTCAAGTATATCTTTTTTAGAACCTATATTACCATTCAACTCTCCTTTACCTTTTTCGTCATTACTAGATAACGCATTTAAATTATTTGAATCATACAATTGATTATAATTGTACTGATTTGTTGATAAATGTTGTTGTCTTTGTTGTTCAGCTATTATTTCTAATTGAGTTGCCATATTAATGTGTGATTAGTTTTTTTATTTTTTCAAGTTCTTCAAATAGTTTTAATGATGAAACACTTGTTTTATTTGAATTACTTTTCATTAAATTTAATGGGATTTTAAAACTAAATCTTTTGGTGTGTGAATTTAAATAACCATTTTTTCTTTGACCAGTTAAACCTGAAGCCTCATCAGATTTTTTTTTCGATTTTTTATTACTTTTAATCAAATCTCTTTCGTTATTTAAAAACGTTAATGCCCATTTTTCCATTAACTCCCCACCACAAAGATCATATTTTAATTTATCCTTAATTTTATCCATGTTCTGAATATCATGAATAATTCTTTTTAATTGATTATATTTTACAGTTTTGTCTTCTAAAAGTTTTTTAGCTCTTTGAATACCTTTAATATTTTCACCATTCAACCAAGTTATTGTTTGTTTTATTTTGACTAAAATATCTTGAGGTATTTTAAAAACCCTGTTTTTTAAATCTTTATTCATCTTCTCTTTTTAATAGTTTAAAAACATGACTTAATGGTACATTATTCTTTTTTAAAGTTTTTTTCAAAGCAGATATCTGTTTTTTTATAATAGGTTCTAATTCTTGATCAACATCTTCATATTGGTCTTTCTTTATTAAATCATTACTATCTGTTTTTTTATTGATAATACTTTCAACGTAATCTTCAATATATTTCTTAGGATTTTCAATAAGTCTAACTTTATCACCTTCTAAATCCTCATCATATCCATATGAAGATAATCTTTCTTCAGTTTCATCATCATCAATTTCAAGTTCATGTTTAAAATATTTTTTAGCGGATTCAATATCAGCATCTCTCCCTAATGTTTTTTCATATCCCAATCCTTTACTTAAATCAGATTCTGCCCAATATCTAAGTGATGTATGCGTACCGTGTACACCATGAATACCCATAGAACCACCACCTGTTTTTACAATTTCATCGGTAGTTTTATGTGTTGTACCTTTACTATCTTTAGTTAATGGTACTTTCTTTTTAGAAATATTTCCAAATTCATCCACTATTTCATCTAATTCATTTTCAACTTTATCTGGTATTTTTTTATAATCAGTTTTACTTGAAAATTCTTTAGACCATTTATCCCATTTTTTCCTTTCTTTTTTAGGTATGGATTTATCTCCCGCTTTAGCATAAAAGAATCTTTGTTGTGCTTTAGATGCAAAAGTTTCCTCAATTATTTTCTTTAAATATTGGTCCATTTTATTATTTTTTAATATTTATAAATATCAAAAGAAATGAAAGATATTTATATATAATGAATAGTCAAAATATTTTAAAATTTTACGGATCAAAACTAGATTTAAAACTAGATTCATCAGAATTTTATGATTTTGAATTATCGGAAGATACAAATTATAATACTGACGTATTAGATTTAACAACTGAAATATTATACACTGGATTGACTGTTGATTCTTCTTGTTATTCTGGTTTTACAAATTTATGGGTACTACCCATAAACGAACAATATACTGGACATACGTGTGATTTTAAAATAAGAAAAAGAACAGAAAAAGGTTGGACTTTAGATTTTGTTTTTAACCGAAATAATATTGGATGGTCAGGTGGGTCAACTTTTTATTATTGGGGAATTAGTGGTGAAACAATAGAATCAAATTATGTTGATAATAATCTTTCGTTTAAATTTACAACAGATGGTAGAATAAAATGGAATTCGTATAGATATTCTGGTTATTGTGATTCAACAACAGGGTATACTGAATCTTACTATATTTCATCAGGGCAAACACCTATTTTATGTTCAAATGGAACTTCTTCCGATTTCAACATCACAATAACTTTTGATAGATATAATCATTATGAAGATTGTGATATTGAAAATAAAGGTGGAACAAATGATTTAATTCGAAATCTATACACTATTGACTATAATGGTAATACTGGTTCAACAACAACACAAATCACAACAGGATATACAATCATAAACACTTTAAAAGATTGGATATCAGGTGGTACAATAACTAACGAATATATTGAAATGTTAAATAAAAAATGGTCCGATAATAAAAAACGAAGATTAGGAACATTAAAAATATTTCATAATGGAAAAACCATATATAAATTAGAAAATTGGGAAGAAATTATTCCATCATTAAGAGAATCTGAAAATGAAATAATTCAAAAATGGGGTGGAGGTACGATATCGTATAATGACATACACACAGGAAACACTCTATTTCAAATTAAAAAAATTAAATATTTTGAGGAACCATTGGATTTTGTTCATATTAAACATCACTATTTAACATCTGTGAAACCAAATTATTCCATAAATGAATGTACAAGTGATTGTATAGATAATATTGTTAGATTATTAACTAGAACACCAACACCAACATTAACTAGTACTCCAACGCCAACACCAACACAAACACCAACACCTTCACCGACATTAACTAGTACACCAACACCGACATTAACTAATACACCGACATTAACTAATACACCGACATTAACCAGTACACAAACACCAACACCTTCACCTACATTAACTAGTACACAAACACCGACATTAACTAATACACCAACATTAACTAGTACACAAACACCAACAAGAACTAGTACACCAACACCTTCACCTACATTAACTAGTACACAAACACCAACATTAACACCTACATTAACTAGTACACAAACACCAACATTAACACCTACATTAACTAGTACACAAACACCAACATTAACTAATACACCGACATTAACATCAACATTAACACCCACATTAACTAGTACACCAACACCAACATTAACTAATACACCAACATTAACTAGTACACAAACACCAACAAAAACTAGTACACCAACACCTTCACCCACATTAACTAATACACCGACATTAACTAGTACACCGACATTAACACCGACATTAACTAATACACCGACATTAACTAGTACGTTGACATTAACACCAACACCAACAGTTACCCCAACATCAGGTGCTTTACTTTTAGACCTTTACACAAATGCAGCTGCAGCATATTCTTTGCGTAAACTTAGAACAGAATATTCGGGAAGCGCAATAAGAGTGAGAAGGTCAAGTGATAACACAGAGCAAGATATTGGATTTGTGGGTGGTAATTTAGATACAACGACATTAACAACATTTGTTGGCTCTGTAAATGGATTTGTAACCACATGGTATGACCAAAGTAGTAATGCAAATAATGCAACAATGTCAACGCAGGCGAATCAACCGCAAATAGTAACTAATGGAGTTGTTGAGCTTTTAAATAATAAAAAAGCAATAAAATTTAATTCTCGTACATTAATCTTAACATCAATAATAACAACAACTAATAGTCTTTATTCAATTTTTGATTTAACATCAGTAGAAACAATTAATAGATCTAATGTTGTAGGTGGTGATGCTGGTTCATTTTTAAGTAGATATAACGGTGGAAGTTATCAATTATTAAGAACTGGACAAATTGAATTTATAAGTTCATCGACTATTAGAAATAGTAATCAAATTTATTTAAATACTGCGTTAACAACAAATACAGGAATAAAAACATATATAAATAATAATTTAGATAGATCGTTTGTTGGTAATCCATTATTTTCATCTGGTATTAATTATTTAGGTTCTTCTGTAGGTACAAGTCAGGACAAATTTGTTGGAAGAATGCAAGAAATAATAATTTATAATTCCAATCAAGAATCAAATCTACTTGGAATACAGACAAACATAAACACGCACTATGAGATATATATACCACCAACACCAACACCAACACCTTCACCCACATTAACTAATACACCGACACCAACATTAACTAGTACACCGACATTAACACCGACATTAACACCGACATTAACACCGACATTAACTAGTACACCAACAGTAACACCAGTTTATGACGCAGATGCTCAGACATTCTTTAACCGTGTTACAACGGCAGGAGGAACTTTGACAGCAACGGAACAAAACGCGGTTAATACTTTGGTACTTGCCATGAAGGCAGATGGTATCTGGGATAAGATGATAGCCATTTATCCGATGGTGGGAGCAAGTGCGGCAGCGTGTGCACAGAATTTAAAGAGCGCAAGTTTCACTGGAACATTTAGTAATGGATGGACTTATACAAGTAATGGTGCTAAACCTAATGGAACAGGTGCCGTTATGAATACAGGATATGTTAAAACAATTTTTTTATTTGGTATGAGTTTCTATAATAGAACTAATTCAAATAAATTAGGTTACGATATAGGAGAACCAAGTTTAGGGGGAGGTACTCATATTCTTTTAGGTCTTGGTTCTACAAGTGCTAGAGTTAGAAATAATACCAATGCTAACATTGATTATAATTATGGTGTAACAAATGTAGGATTTTGGCAAACCAATAGAATTGGATTATCAACAAATGGGTTTAATTTTAATTATAATGGAGTAGTTGTTGGACAGAATTCAAGTTATGATGGTATATTAAATAATCAAGAATTAAAACTTAGTGGTTTTGGAAGCCTATTTTCAGATAGAGAATGCGCTTTTGCTTCTTTAAATGAAGGATTAACCAATACCGAGGCATCCAATTTTTATACATCAGTTCAATCATTCCAAATAAGTTTAAATCGCCAAGTAAATTAGTAATTATGATAGGATATATTTTAACAGTTGAACAAAAACAAGAAATAAAAGGTGTATTTTTTACTGATAACATATTTTTTAATTGCGTTCAAGATATTAATGGAACATGGTTTTTATTCTTATCTCATCAAGACATTGAAATTTTACCACAAGAATTTCAATACCTTTTAACATTACCAACGGGAGAATATGTTCCACCGTTGCCACCAGATTTTAACCTTAACTAAAATAACATGGAAATAAATAATTTTTCAATAGATACAGACACAAATAGTTTAAATTTAAATCCTTTGGGTGGAACAAATAACGGAAAATTTACATTAATGACTACTTATTTTAATAGAAGTGTTGTATATTTTCTAAATGGTACATTGTAAGAAATAGTAATGTACACTAATAATCAATAATCTAATATTATAAAAATTAACACAAATATAAATACAAATTATGGAATCTATTAACGGATACAAATACAATAATGAGGATGACGCCTTACACGCACAGGACATTTGTCGAATAAACGAAGGATTACCAAAGCCAGGTGGAACAACCTTGCAGGCGGTTGACGTACAATATGCTGCGTTAAATGAACCACCATTTTGGTACATTGTCTTTTGTAACGAAAGTCAAATACTTGGAACACCCATTGACTTTGAAGTTATATATCCTGAAATGAATTTATAACAACAAAACACCTTTTTTTACTTATAATAATATTTTTTAAACTATTTATTTTAAATGTTATTAAAAATAATGTGGTCAGAGTTTTATAATACAATCTTAAAATAAAATATTTATAACGTATGGAATTTTTTATAAGACAAGGGGCATCAGACCCGATATTAAAGATGAGGATGATTGATGATGGTAAAAATGATAAATCATCATTTAATGATTTGTTGGAAAATTCTAACATTACTTTTAATATGTTTAGAATAGAAGATGGGGAACCATTTATATTAAATTCTCAATGTAATATAACAACAAGGAATAAAAAATATAATCAAACAACGGACGAGTATTATATTGTTCATAGATTTACAGAATCACATACATCGAAGATTGGAAAATATGAAGGTAAAATTACTATTCAATTTTTAGACACAAATTCTAACCCAACCAATAAGTTAATTTTACCAATAAAAGAAAAATTATTTATTACAGTATTTTAATAAAATTTAGTATATTTGTATCGAAGACAAATTACACGGTTTGTGTAAGATAATGAGTCGAATATAAATTTATACTATGTCAAAAATAATATCTCAAGAAGTTATTGAAAACTTCTTAAATGGTGGTGATCCTGAAAAATACATTGTTAGTGTTGAATATGACTATAAGACAAATAAAATATATAAAATAATTCAAGACCCTGAAAAAGGGAAACATATTAAACAAGACACGTTTACACCTTTTCTTTGGGTTGGTAATTTAAGTGGATTAAATTTCTATCAAAATAACAAATCCCAACAAAAGAATAAAATGGGTGAACACGGTATTCTAATTGAAAAATTAGAAACAGGTGGTAATGACCGTTTAGAAAAAGGTTTAACTTATATAGTAAAATCAATAAAAGGATATACTAATTTAATTAATTTTTTCAAACAAGGTGGAATTGATCCTTGGAATGAAAAAGTGAAACATCTGTTCACTATTTTAACACCTGTTGAACAATATTTAATCCAAAAAAATAAAAGACTTTTTAAAGATATTGAAGATTATTCTGATGTGCATCGGTTTGTATTTGATATTGAGACAACAGGTTTAGATCCAAATGTTGATAAAATTATATTAATTGGTGTTAAAGATAATAGAAATTTAAAAGAAACTATTAATGCGTTTGGTGAAGATGGTGAAAAAAAATGTATTGAAAAATTCTTTTCTTTAATTAAAGAAATAAAACCAACAATTATATCAGGATATAATTCAGCGTCATTTGACTGGCCATTTATATTAAAAAGAGCCTCTATATTAAATGTAGATGTGAAAGGTTTAACCCAAATTTTCACATCGAAAGGGATGAAAGAAAAGGAAGGTTTTTTAAAACTAGCAAATGAAATTGAACCCTATACACAACACATAATTTGGGGATTTAATATTATAGATATATGTCATTCAGTTCGTAGAGCTCAGGCTATCAATTCAGAAATAAAATCATGGGGATTAAAATATATCACAAAATATTTAGAGAAAGAAAAAACAAATCGTGTTTACGTAGACGGTTCAAAAATATCCAAAATATATTTGGAGAATGAAAGTTATTATTTAAATCCAAAAACAGGAAATTATAAACAAATAGGTGATGTAGGTACAGAAAATTTATTAGAGAGGTATCCTGGAAAATATGAAATATGGACAGGTAAAAAAATTATAGAACAATATCTTGATGACGATTTATATGAAACAATGGTTGTTGACGATTCATTTTCACAGTCAACATTTTTACTTTCTAAATTAATACCAACAACCTATGAAAGGGTATCAACAATGGGTACCGCTACGTTATGGAAAATAATAATGTTAGCGTGGAGTTATGAAAATAAATTAGCAATACCAAGTAAAGATGAAAAAAGACCAATAACAGGTGGTTTATCTAGATTATTAACAGTTGGATATTCAAAAAATATTGTAAAATTTGACTACGCTTCACTTTATCCTTCTATACAACTTGTATATGATGTTTTCCCCGATTGTGATATTATGGGTGTTCAAAAATCAATGTTAAAATATTTTAGAAATATTCGTATTAAATATAAAAGATTAACAAGTGAGTTAGCTAAAATAGATCCAGTAAAATCTGAAATGTATGATAGAAAACAATTACCTATCAAAATTTTTATTAACGCATATTTTGGTTCATTATCTGCACCTCAAGTATTTCCTTGGGGTGATATGAATATGGGTGAAACGATTACTTGTGTTGGTCGTCAATTTTTAAGAATGGTGATTATGTTTTACATGAAAAAACAATATAAACCACTCGTTATGGACAGTGTTGAATATGATACACCTGTTTTTTTAAAGGACATTGAAGGAAATTTAGATATATTACCAATATGTGATTTATTTGATGAAAATAGTAACTATAAAACTGATGATGGATTAAGAGATTTTTCAATGAAGGAATATGAAGTTTTAACTGGTTCTGGTTGGAAAAATATTAATTACGTATATAAACATGGTACAAATAAACCAATACATAAATTAGTAACTAAGGATCGTTTAGTTAATTGTACTTCCGACCATTCAGTATTTCAAAATGGTGTACAGATAAAACCTACCTCTTTAGAAAGAGGTAGTAAAATAGATATTATTGATATACCAGTACTTAAATCTGAAAAAACTATTTCATTAAATATGTCTAAATTAATTGGATTTTTTGTTGGTGATGGTTCTTCATATTATAAGAACGTTAAAAGAACATACAGTAGTAAGAAAAATGGTTTAGTTTGTTATTTTAATAAAAAGGGTGAGTTTCATTTAAATAATTCTTCTTTAGAAATATTAAATGAAATGAAAAAAATTATATCTGAAGAATATGGAATTGAATGTACAATTAAAGATTATAGAACACATAGTGGTATATATAGATTGAAAACATCAAAAGTTTTACTATGTAAGTGGTTTTCAGAAAATTGTTATACTTCATATAGACAGAAAAAAATACCTACAGATATATTAAATGGTGATGATGAAATTATAAAATCATTTATGGATGGATTTTATTTAGCTGATGGATGGGGAGAAAATTTTAATGAGGCAACAGATATTACACAAAAATCTAAAGTATGTTTATCAGGTATTTCTTATATACTAAAAAGATTAAAAATTGAATATAAAATTTCAATTAGAAAAGATAAACCTGAAATTACTTCATTAATTTTAGGTACACACAGAAATGGGAAATATTATACAATAAATGATAAAAAATCAGAAAGGAATTCTGATGAAATATGGTTTAATGAAATACAATCAAATAAAGAGAGGTATGTTTATGACATATCTACTGAGGATGGTACATTTGTTGGTGGTATAGGTGGTATTTTATTAAAAAACACCGATGGAGTTAATTTTGAAACACCGGAAGATGTGGATGAACATAGATATATCGGTAAAGGTTTAAATGAATTAGTTATAAAAGGAAAAGAGTATATTGGTATCGAGGCAGATACGGCTGAATTTAATGATATTTTTATGAGGGATGAAATGGGTCTTGACATTGATTATGTTGCACCATCTTGTATTAATGTCTCGAGAAAAAATTATATAATAAAAGTTTTAAAGAAAGGAAAAGAAAAAATTAAATTAACAGGAAATACAATTAAATCTAAAAAATTACAACAATATGTTGTAGAATTTTTGGATGAAGGTTTAAAACATTTGTTAAATGGTGACGGAGTTTCATTTATTGAATTATATTACGATTATGTGAATAAAATTTATAATAAAGAAATACCATTATCTAAAATAGCAAATAAAGCACGTGTTAAACAATCAATTGATGATTATAAAGAATATGTTAAAAAAACAACCAAATCAGGTTCGTTAATGTCTAGACAAGCACATATGGAACTTATTTTGTTAAATGATTACCACGCTGGTTTAGGTGAAACAATTTATTATGTAAATAATAGTTTCAAAAAATCAGATGGTGATGTACAAAAAGTAAATAAATTAAAAAGTGGTTGGAGAAAAGATGATTTAAGTTATTATATGGAAAATAATAATGATAATTTACCTGATGATAATATGAAATCAATGATTAGAGTTAATTGTTATATGATTTCAGAAAAAGATATTTTAAATAATCCAGACTTAAAAGGAGATTATAACGTACCTCGTTATTTATCAAATTTCAATAAACGTATTGAACCATTACTTGTGGTATTTAAACCTGAGATTCGTGATGAGATTCTTATAGAAGACCCGAAAGATAGACAGTACTTTACAAAAACTCAATGTGATTTAGTTAATGGTTTTCCACTAAAAGAAGATGGGCAAGATAAATTAGACGAAGTAATGACTTTATCTGATAGTGAAGTTTCATTTTGGAATAGAGTTAAACGTGATCCTTTCTTTATGTACGTAGAAAATAGTATCGATTTAGTTGATAAACATTGGATAGACCATAATAGAAAAGTTGTAAACTTACAAGCAAAAAGTATTAAAAGTAATTCTGATGAAATTATAGGGACTAATGAAAGTGATTTATCTTTTCATGTTATTGATTTTTAAACATCAAGTGATTTAAAACTATGGATATTGTTTTCATCAAATATCGCAACGTTTTTACTACCACTTTCAATTATAAAAAAACCATCGTAATTACGTTTTTTTATTTCATTAATTATTGGTTCACACTCAATAATTCTCCAAGCACCATTTTTAATTCTCCATAAATAAAAATAAACACTTTGTGATTTATCTTTAATGTCAAATTCCGTATCTGAATCGTAATCATATCCCTTAAACCCTGTACCAACAACCTCTTTAATTTTTGTTCCATTAACTGAATCGACATAATTGGTATCTATCATATTTTGTAAAACATCTTTAAGATTAAATTCCTTCATTATTTCAGGTTTTGATGGGTCACATAATTTAATACCATCTTTTAAAATAACCTCAAATACTTTACCTTCAGGAAAATCGTCCACATCAGCAAACTGTTTTGCAAAATTAATGTTTGACGTTAAGAATATAGCACCAGCAAATCTTCTTAATTTTGGTGGAAAATCTCCTTTTCTATTACCATGGTAAAGAATCTCAACATTTGATAACCCATTAGAATCATTTTCAAGGGTTAATTCTTTTAACCCCATGAGTTTTTTCATCTTATATGTTTGTTCTTGTAAGTTCATAATATTTTATATTACATTATATGGTGATTGCATTGGTCTAAACTTTAATGCTTTATTAAGATTTTCAGCTTCAGCACCTTTTCTCTCAAGAATTTTTTCTGGTCTTAGTCTTTCTAATCTTTGCGTTAATTCCTCAACTAATTTTAATTTTTCATCTTTAGCTTCAGTTTGTAAAGATTGGTAATCAAGTTTTATTGTACTATCAGGTACTTGTAAATCCCCTGAAAATTTACTCCATATTCTAGATAAACCTTCTTTTGAATATGCAATAAAATATTTTCTTACCCAATTTTTTGATGGTTTATTTAATAAATCCCATGTTAACTCTTCTGTTTCAACATCGGACGGTAATTTAATAATACCTTTATTTTTATCAATACAAGTATCTGTCACTGTTGTATCATAATACCAATACCAAACCTTTTGTCTATTATTACGAATAGAACCAAAATCAAATCTACCTCCAGGAACATTATATAAATGTACAACTTTAGTACCGTTAGGTCCTGCAGTGACTCTATATGTTAGTTCTCCACCAATTAAACGATTTTTAATATTTCTATCTTGCATTCTTAATAATAAATCATATGCGGGTAACATGAAGTATGATCCAGATGAACCTTGTTGTGCAAATCCTCCAACTCCACCAAACGCAACGCCACCTAATCCACCGAAACCACCTAAAAACGGGTCTACAATCGAGTCAGTTAATTCAGCCCGACTAAACCACAATAATTCATTTATCTCTCTTCCTGCGGGAATTATGTAGGTTTGTGTGTTAGCACTTAACGAAATATAATCTTTTTTTAATTCTGCGTCACCACCTGATTGTAATCCAACTATTTTTGAATATGAGTGTGTATATTGTGTCTCATAATCTAAACTTCTGGTTGTAAAGGCTCTACTTAATGATTGGTTATCAACATTTAAACCAGCTAATGCTGACCATTGTGATTCAATTAACCAATCACTAACATATTGTTCATATTCAGATATGGATAGTTCAATAAAAGTATCCATTTGTTCTTCGGTAAGTTCTACCCCTCTAACAGGCATACCTAAAACATGTAATACTTGTGTAAATAATTTTTCCCTTTCTTGTTCTGAAATAATTGTTGTCATAATTTTATATATTCTTATAAATATCGTATATTTGAGTATGAATTATCACGACGCTAAAAGATTTATGAATAATTACACTTTTAAGGTGAATAATAAAAACGCCTGTAATGATGTAATGAAAAGAAAGGGATTAGAATATGACCAATGGATAAAACATTCTATAAATGAAAAATTTGGTCTTAAAGATAAAGACGGTCGTTGGTGTTGGAGAAATACAATAAACACCCATCCGTATTGTTTTCTTGAATTATATAAAATTTCACAAGAATTAGGATATGATGAAATTGATTTTTTTGATGAATCTAACCAACTTGAGAATATTAAAAAGTTATGGAGTTGGTTAGAAAGTAATTGGGAGTTAATTTTTACAGATAATATCGAATCTAAATATTTCTACAGATTAATGTTTTTAACTAATAAATCTTGGTCGATAGGTCAAATTACCACTATTGCATTTTTATACACTTTTAGAGAAATATTTGAAGATAAGGAATTTAAAAAAATTCATTTTTCATTAGATAGGGGAGATTTATTAGATTTTATTGGTATTGATATTAAAATAATAACAAAGGAAAATGAAGAAATAACCATTCAAGTTAAAAATGGTAAATTTACTGAAAGAAATTCTAATTACGAAATAACTAGTTCAGTTAATGATTTTAAATCTATTGCAACTCATTATTGTTTCATTGACATACAAGAAAATGAAACAAAAATTATAGTATTTAAAAATGAAAAAAAACAAATATTTGAATACCATAATTCCTATACTTTTGAAAAAGAATTATTAATAAATAAACCAATAACAAAAAATATGGTCATACCACAAAAACTACACGAAATGTTAATATTTTGTGCGGAAAATAAAATAGTATTTGATTTAAAAAATAAAGAAGGAGAAGAAAATAATATTTCTTGGTCACTAAGTCCTGAAAAAATAGTAACGGTAACAATTGGAGACTTTAAAGAAGAAAATTTGGGAAATTACATATCAACAAAATTTGACGAATTAAAAGAGGCTCTTAAGTAATGAATTGGCAAAACTTTCACCATATTCACCATCACCCATAACTTGATCAATAATGTTTTTCTTTTTTTGTAAAATATTATAAACAATCATTTCAATAGTATTTTCAAAAACAGGATAATAAACTAATACACTATTTTTTTGACCGTACCTGTAAGCTCTATCTTCTGCTTGTGAATGGTCAGAAGGTACGAATGATAAGTCGTTCATTATAACCACCTCTGCAGCTGTTAATGTAATTCCAACACCACCAGCTTTAATATTTGATATGAATATTTTTGTTTTGTCATCATTTTGAAATTTATCCACACTTTGTTGTCTTTTTTCTTTTGACATTCTACCATCAAGAATTACCGAATTTTTTTTATATTTTTCATGTAACATATCTAAACTTGATGTGAAATTCGTAAATACAATAACTTTTTTTCCTTGTTCAATAACTTTATCAATTAACTCACAAGTATATGGTACTTTTTCAAATGCAATGACTTGTCTTAATTTCATTAAACGATTTATTGTAACTGTTAAAGATTCTTTATTCCTATTATCTTTTGAAATTCGTATAAAATCTTCCAATTCATCACTATAAAACGTACTAGTTAAATCTAAAAATATTGGACTAACCATCTTTTCAGGTAAATCAAGAATATCTGTTTTCATTCTTCTTAAAACAATATTTTTAGTTCTTTCTCTAAGTTCATCTAAATTAGATGAACCATTCGTATTCCATATTTTTTTACCCCCAACTTTAAATTGATATCCCGCACAATATCTTTTCACATAACCTTGCCAATTTAACGCAATTGGTGAATCAACTATTTTTAATAAATTATAATAGTTGATAGGTCTTGATGTCATTGGTGTTCCTGTTAATAACCAAACTTTGGGGATATTCTTAACCAAATCATTAATCAATTTAGTTCTTTGTGCAGTAGGATTTGAAATATAATGTGCCTCGTCAATAATAACTAAATCAAATTTTTCATTTTCAATTAACTTATATGATTCAATATTTTCCGTCTTTTCCATACTATGATAATTTTTTAAAATATCATAATTAATAATATAAAAATCAAAAGTTGGTTCCCAATTTTTACCTTCTACGATTAATATATTTTTATCAGAATAATTTTTTATTTCTCTATACCAATTTATTTTTAATGATGATGGACAAATAACTAAAACTTTCTTTGATTCACTCTCTAATGAAGCTATAATAGCAGATGTGGTATTATGTGTAACAATACAATGTTCTGCAACATATAACTTATCAGGTGCATCAACAGATATACACGTACATTCATCTTGACCAATTTTTTCAATATTCTTGATATATCTACCAGTTGGATATTTTTGAGGTTCATTATATCTTTCTGACTTTCGTTTTAAACGAAACGGATTCATCCCTGATGGTAATTTTATATTTACACGATAAGATATTGAACATTCTACACGTTTACCATCTTTTTTATAATAACTTTTTCTTGATTTTTTTCTTGCAATTCCACCTAGTGTTTGAACGATTTCACACACATCATCACATAATTTTTCGGAAATTGTTGAATATTCAGTTCCTTTAAAAACACCATTTTTAGATAACATACAATGACCGTCTGTATCCATTAAACCTTGTAATATTGCAAGTCGGTTCTCAATAGACGAATATTTATATATCTCAGGTATAAATTTATTATGAGAACGAGTATCTTCAATGTTTAAATCAAATAGAACGTCCCCAACATTAATATAACCATTTCTCTTATTATCCTGTGATTTATTTTCTTTTAAATTAAAGTTTTCAAATAACTCATCATAATCGTCTTTATGAACACTAAATCTTATATTTTTTTTATTAAAAGACCCATCACCTAAACCAAGTCCAAATAAATAAGGATCTATCGGTAATTCGTTATTATTGTTAAATTCTATTGGTTTTACAATTGGAATTTGCCATTTATTATTACCGTTTGGAGATTTATAATAAGTTTCAATGTTATAATTTTTTTCTGAATTATATCCATCACCTTTTATTGTTATTACCCCCCCTTCAAACATTTGTTTTGTAGATAAAATTAACGATTTTTTTAATCTTTCATTTTTTGTATTTTTACCATAGTTAGGTGATGAGACCGACCATAAATGTTCATCACCAGAAATAATTGAATACCCATCGTTAAATGTTATTTTATAGGTGTCTTTTATTCCTTGTGGGAAAACACCTATTACATTACAAGGATTACCGTTTGAACCAATCACCCTATCTCCTACCAAAATTTCACCCATTTTTTTAACACCTAACTCTGTGTAAATCAATGTATTATTTGATAAGAATTTACCCACGCCCATATCGTCAGCTAAGATGAATTTATTATTTGATAATAATTTTTCTATTGCTTCTTTTTGATGATTCATGGGTGCCCTATGAGAATAAGGTGAATAATCAATAACTCTATTTAATTTTTTCTCTTCTTGAATTATTGCAAATTTTGGTAACCAGATTGCGTAATTATTTTGTTTTTCATTTAATTTACCCCATATATGGTAAGCGTTATCACTTTCGCATAATAATTTTTCACACCAAATTTTTTCAGGTAATGAAGATAAATTTTTATCTTTCATTAAAGTCTCAGCAAAATTATTGGTGATAGTTATATATTTTTTAGCTATTTTTGGTATAACATTATAATATTTTATAACATATTCAGATTGTGTTCTTGTTAAATTATATTTTACATTAGTAACCATTTTTAGTTTCCAATCTAATATTTGATTGTTAAATCCTTCATATTTTAACAATAATTCTCTTGCTTCTTTTTCAGGTATTAAATTCTCCATACAATACAAATATACTTAAAAATTTTTTAATAACAAAACTATTTATTAAATATGAAACAAAAAATACCCATAACAAGAATAAGTAAATTCTTTTCTGAAGATGATTTTAAATTGAATCAACAGATAGGTCAAGAGTATCTTCATGGAGATATTAATATGAAGTTAGTTCTTTTTAGAATTAACACACAAAAGACTGATATTGATAATGTTTATGGTGAAGTTGGAAAAGACCAAATAAAGTTTTTTCTGCCTGTTGAATTTAATGGTTTAGTAAAAATTGAAGAACCAAAAAATACTTCATATAAAACAGGATTAAATAGATATTTGGAACCAGGAAACATGACTGTATCGGTATATATTTCACATTTGGAAGAATTGAAAGTAGACATAAAGTATGGTGATTTTATTGGTTATCCTGAATCAGAAGATAGGGTAAGATATTATACTGTTGTAAATGATGGAAAAGTCACATCGGATAATAAACATAATATGTTTGGGTTTAAACCATATTATAGAACAATAGTTTGTGCTCCTGTACAAGAATCAGAATTTAGAGGTATATAATAAAATTAACCACATAAGTTAGATTATTTATAATAAATTAAAAAATGGGAATACCTAAAAGAAAAAATGATATACAAGTTTATAATAGTAATAGTGGTATAAACGAAACTAATGTAAAAGGAAGAAGAAAAGAATTATTAGAAAGAATAACAAAATCAGATACTTTCTTACCCGATTCAATTTTACATGAAGATCTTGATTTAGGTATGTTAAATTTTATTACTGAAAATTTTAAAATTGTTTCTGATGGTGAGGAAATACCAATAATACCTAAAATTTTAACAGTTCAAAGATGGGGAGAAATTTCAAATAATTGGTCATTCTCTGATGAAAGTGGTAATATAAAATTACCATTTATTGCGGTAATTAGAAAACCTGATGTTCAATTTGGTACTAACCCATCTATTCATAGGACTATACCAGATAGAAGACAATTTTTTTATGCATCAGTTCCAACATGGAATGGAACACAAATGGGTGCTGATGTGTATAAAATACCACAACCAATTGCTGTTGACATATCATTTGAAGTAAGTGTTATTTGTAATAAACTAAGAGATATAAATCTTTTCAATAAAAAAATATTACAAAAATTTTCATCTAGACAATCATATACAACAGTAAAAGGTCACTATATACCCATAGTATTAGAAAGAATAGAGGATACTAGTCCAATGGATTCTTTAGAAAACAGAAGATTCTATATTCAAAATTATTCTTTTTTAATGTTGGGTTTCTTAATTGATGATGAAGAATTTGAAGTTAAACCAGCAATTAATAGATTGTTCTTATTAAATGAATTTATTCAAAGTAATAATTTTATAAAAAAATATATCACAAAAACTATTGAAGTAACTATTGTGTCTTTTCCAGCTGATGGTGTACAAAAAATTTTTAGTGTTGGTGAAACTATAAATGTTTTATTTACTGTAACAATAAATGGTCTTGTTCAAATTAGAGATGATGATTATTTTCATGTTTCTAAAACATCAAAAATAAGTTTTATTGAACCACCTGTAGAAGGTTCCGTTATAACAATAACATATTATAAGGGAAGAAATGAAACATTTATTGATAATTTCGGTAAACCTTTAAATGTATTTTATCAACATTTCATATATGACGGAAGTTCTTTAGAATTTACCACAAATTCATCTATTAATAGTGTTATTAGTTTAGATATAAATGGACTTATTAAAGAAGAAAGTGTTGTATATGAGGTTTATGGTGATTATAAAGTCAAACTTTTAGGTACACCAATTGTAGGTTCAAAAATAGGTGTTGTTTATTTAAGTTAAATTTTAAATAACAATTTAAAATCATATAAAAATCTTTGATAAAAATAAAGATATTTATATTATAAGAAATAAAATAAATAAACCAAAATTTTAAATATGTCAAATTCAAATAGAGTTTTCGTATCTCCAGGTGTTTATACATCAGAAAAAGATTTAACATTTGTTGCTCAAAGTGTTGGTGTCACAACTCTCGGATTAGTTGGTGAAACATTAAAAGGTCCAGCTTTTGAACCCATACTTATTAGTGATTATAACGAATTTAAACAATACTTCGGTGGTTCAACACCTGTGAAAGATGGTAATGGTAATCCAAAATATGAATTACCATATGTAGCAAAATCGTATCTTGAGGAATCAAATCAACTTTTTGTGACAAAAATATTAGGATTAACAGGATATAAACCTGTTAAAACTTTCTCAATTAAAACAATTGGTGGTATAGATTTGGGGTCATATAGTGGTTCAACCAGTGGTACATGTGATCCATCAACAAGCGCTCAAATAACCGGAAGTACATTTTATCAAAACTTATCTGGAATAACAACATATGATGGTGAAACTTTTTTAAATTATATGGATAGTACGTTCAGTACTAATACTAATAGTAATAATGGTCAATGGTTTGTTATTGGTTTAGTACCTGAAAGTGCAACAACAGGTTTGGTTAGTAGTGATGAAGAAATATCACCATTAACTGGTCTTATAAATTCAACAAATCCAAATAATAAAGAATGGTATAATCAATTGTGTAATAGTAATGGTACTCAAGTTTATTCTTATTTATTTGTTTATACATCAGGAGGTACAGGAACATTTAATGTAACTCAATTTGTATATAATTCAACAGTATTAACTGATTATCATAATCAAGTAGTACTTTCTTTTAGATCAAGAGGTTCTTATTCAGGACAAACATTATTACTTGAAACAACAGGTAATACTCAATTTAATATTAGTGGAAATGATATATTGAAGAATCCTTTATCTGAATTTACTGTTAATGTAACAGGTTCAACAAGTGGATCTAAAGTATTTACATGTTCTATGGATACAACATCACCAAAATATGTAACAAAAGTTTTAGGTACTGATGTTTTTGATAAACCAAAAGATGAGATTCCGATTTATGTACATGAAGCGTATCCTAATTATTTATCATCAGCATATAAACAAGGTTTTATTAGAGGTCTAAGTTTAGATGAAGTATATGTTTCAGAAGGAAATAATTACGCAACTCAATGGGACACCCCATTATCACCAATGGTAGTATCAGAAGTTAGAGGTGGTAAAGTTTCTGATTTATTTCAAGTAATAACTATTTCTGATGGAAATAGTGCAAATGCTGAAGTTAAAATTTCAATTATAAATATTAATATTGAAACAGGTGAATTTGATCTTTTAGTTAGGGATTTTAATGATACTGATGAAAATCAAGTTGTAATTGAAAAATTCTCACGTTGTTCAATGAATCCTGATTTACCTGGATATGTTGCAAGAAAAGTTGGTACGTCTGATAGTGAATATGAATTACGTTCAAGGTATATCATGTTAAACATGGCATCAAATCATCCAGTAGACGCATTTCCAGCAGGATTTAAAGGTTTTGTAAATAATTCTTCATTTTCAGGATCTACATTAGGTTCTATCATGTATAAGACTGAATTTTATGATGCTGGAGATATTGTTGGATATAATGCAGATGGATCTGATGTTCAATCATCAGGTGATAAAATTAAAAAAATAAGTTTTGGTCTTTCTTCACAAATAGGATTTGATAAAGATTTATTTAAGTTCAAAGGTACGTCAGCAATTACAACAACAAATGGTTTCCACTTATCAGTAAACGCAGCACCTATTACGGGAACAACCTTTATTACAACACCATATAATTTAGAAAGTCAAACAGGTGTTGATAATGTTTTAACAAATATTAATTACCGTAAATTTACTTTTGCAGTATGTGGTGGTTATGATGGCTGGGATATATACAGACAAGTTAGAACATATGGTGATCAATATATCTTTGGAAAACAAACATATGTTAGTGGTAACACATCAAATGGTGGTTTATTCAGTACATCTGTTGGTAACTCTGATTACTATTCTTATTTACAAGGTATAAACACATTTTCAAATCCTGAATCAGTTAATATTAATATTTTTGCAACTCCTGGTATTAATTTTTATGACCATAGTTCATTAACATCACAAGCGATTGATATTATTGAAAATGAAAGAGCAGATTCACTTTATATTATTGCACCACCAAATTATTCAACAGTTGAAGAAGTTGTAGATGCTTTAGATAGTGTTTCTTTAGATACTAATTATTCGGCAACATATTGGCCATGGATACAAGTTAGAGATGTTGATAATGCCACTCAATTATTTATACCTCCAACTGGTGAGGTTGTAAGAAATATAGCATTAACAGATAATGTATCTTTCCCATGGTTTGCAGTTGCTGGTTATTCAAGAGGATTAGTGAAATCTATAAAAGCAATAAAAAAATTAACTCTTGATGAAAGAGATGAATTATATAAAAATAGAATAAATCCAATAGCAACTTTTTCTGATACTGGAACAATAATTTGGGGAAATAAAACTCTTCAAGTAAGAGAATCGGCTTTAGATAGAATAAATGTTAGAAGATTATTATTAAGAGCAAGAAAACTTATTTCTGCAGTTGCAGTTAGATTACTTTTCGAACAAAATGATGAACAAGTAAGGAATGAATTTTTAAGATTGGTAAATCCAATATTAGAATCAATAAAAAGAGAAAGAGGTTTATATGAATTCCGTGTAACGGTATCAAATGAACCAGAAGATATTGATGCAAATACTCTTAGAGGTAAAATTTACATAAAACCTGCAAGATCATTAGAATTTATTGATGTAGAATTTATTATAACACCTACAGGTGCGTCATTTGACAATATATAAAATTAAATAAAAAACATATTTTACATTTTACTGTTTTTTTTATTATAAATCCCCATTTATTTAATAATATTTGGGGATTTTTTTATATTTTTTTATATACTAGTATCTAGTATCTAGTGCAAAAAATATAAAAATAAATTAATATTAAAACTATTTTTTTTATACTAGGATCTCTAGTATCTAGGATCTCTAGTATCTAGTATCTCTAGTATCTAGGATCTCTAGTATCTAGGATCTCTAGTATCTAGGATCTCTAGTATCTAGGATATCTAGTATCTAGGATCTCTAGTATCTAGGATCTCTAGTATCTAGGATCTCTAGTATCTAGGATCTCTAGTATCTAGGATCTCTAGTATCTAGGATCTCTAGTATCTAGGATCTCTAGTATCTAGGATCTCTAGTGTAAAAATATAAATTATTAATTTAATATTCAAGTTTTTTTTATATATTTTTAAAAATAAAAAGAATACTACCAGAATCGTAGATATGGAGAATACCTCTTTCATCCATTATCTGTGATTCTGTTTTATTTGCATCAAATCCTTCTTTAATTAATATATCTTTTCTAAATTCAAATCTATTTTTTCTTTTCTTATTTATAATATAAAAATAATTTGGATTTGTATTTTTAATCCTTTTAAATCCTAATTTTTGGTATAAATCACCTTTACTCCATCTTCTATCAGCATAACTAACTATTTCATTTGGGTTATATGTTTTTATAAAATAATTCAATAATTTTGATGCACCACCAATTATACTTGTATTTAATTTATTACAAAATCTAATAAGTTCATATTCATCATTTATAATGGTTTTATTTCCTAATGATTTTCTCTTTTTACCAAATGTCATAATTGAAACTAACATATCATTATAATATAATCCAACATTTATTGAACTTCCAACTTTACCCTGTATATGGTTTTCATCCAAGAATAATGATTTATCTTTTGTTTCAACTTCTTTTATAATACATTTTCTGGCGTATATTTTATTGTTATTTTTTTTCAACTTATTCAATATAATACTTTTAACAATTTCTTTTTTATTATCCCATTCATCTTCAAATATTTGAATTAATTGAATATTCTTCAATTCACACATATTTGTTTTTTCCTGATGATATTCTTTGGATTTAAATAAATTGGAATGCCAATAAATACCATTAAATTCAATGGCAATATTATGATATGGAATATAAATATCAATTTCTTTTTTATTTAAAATATTTCTATCATTTTTAATATATTCAATATTATTTTCTGATAAGAATAAACATAATTCACTTTCTTTTATTGATGATAAATTATTTACTTGGTTACAGTTGGTACATGGATTTAAATCAGATCCAAACCTATAAAATAATAAACTTCTATTAATTGTATAATTATGGTTACATTTGTCACATATTATGTCAATATCGAAACCTTTGTTA